GCTCTTTCATGTTTCTTCGATCAAGCATCGTTTCACATTCATGAAGTAATGCGTATAACTGTCTAGTGAAATCTCCCCGTAATGAAACGGGGCAATCTAATTGATTGGGAGTAGCGTGTTTATCTGCTTTCTCAGGGTCCTCATGACAGCAAGAATCGAAAGCGTTCCATAAACAATGTTTATTATTACACTCCATTGATTTCCACTCCTTTAGTTTATATTAGCTTTTCTTACTATGGTCAGTAAATGGGTAAGTTTCATTTATTAAAGCATTTCTCAAACGTTCCATAACTGCAAGTACGTCTTCTTTATGCTTTAAGATGAAACCTACCTCACTACCCTTTACCTGAAAGTTAATACCGTCTCGGGAATCCTCTGTAACTGAAAATAGGATTTCATGTTTACTCATTAGTTTCCTCCTTAAACTTAAATGCCCAGCCTTTATGTGTTTTCATTCTACCATTTAGACAGGCATTAATTTGTCTTCTCTGTAACCCGTGCTCTTCTGCAAATATACGTTGGTTGATACCTTCTAACACTTCTCCTTCAGGAGAGGTAGCGATAAAGACTCTCGGCTTATTACTTTTAACGCCTTCTTCTTTTTCACGCTTAGGTTTACCTTCTGATTTAAGATAGAATACCCATTGCTTATGATGTGCTAGTTTCCCTTTTAAGCAAGCTGATACATGTCTAAATTCTAGTCCATGCTCTCTAGCAAACTCAGAGATCACTAGGAACTCATATTTTTCTCCTGTAGGGGATACAGCTACCATAGGTTCTGCTTTCCCTCTATAGTGTCTTAATACGTTCTCAGCATGCGTTACATATTCTAGATTAGTAAAAGCGTTGTTTTGCTTATTACCGTCCTTATGGTCGATGTCTGCATCCTTAAAGTATCCTTCAGGATTAAATGTCTCCATAACTAGTTTATGTATTGCAACCCTCTTGTATGGTTTAACATAATGCAGATCGACATGTAGATAACCTCTGCTGTTGAGAAAAGGAACTAGAACCTGCTGGCTTACCTTGCTTCGTACATTCCCCAGATCAGATACCTCATAATAATCTTCAAAGTCTTTTATATCTTTCCAATTTTCCATTTTGCTTGCCCTCCGTTATAAGTAAAGTATAGAGGTTTTACCCTCTATACCTATTATAGCATACTTCTAACTTATAGGCTAGTCACAAGCTTAGCCACTGCATGCCTCACATGCAGCCTCGTAAGCTTCTAAACTCTCTCCACGGTGGTAGTAAAGTGTTTTTACTCCCTCTTTCCAAGCTGTAATATAATCCTGAACAACGTCTAAAGCTTCTAGGTTATCCTTGATATAGTACAGATTAGTAGAGGATGCTTGATCAATCCAGCGCTGTCTACGTCCTACAGTCTTCAAGAACATTTCTTTATTAACGATGAAAGCATCTTTGTAGTAGAAGAAGTTATCTACTGAAATATCAGGTGCTACCATATTTGTTTTAAGTCCTGCTTTCTCTAACGTATACTCTTTACCATAAATCGGGTCCGCACCTGCTGTAGTATTAGCTACATAAGAAATAGTTTCTGTAGGAGCTGTAGCACGTAATACTAGAGAATACATACCATGTGTAATTACTTGCTGGTTAAGCTCTTCCCAACGTTGTTTATCTCGGCTATAAGGAATGAACTTCTCACGGATATAGCTGCCATCTGCCCATTTAGAGGTAGCAAATGCTGGAGCAATATCATTACGCTCTTTAGCTAAGTTCATGCTAGCTTTAACAATGTTATAAGTAATTTCTTCGTTTACTTCGTCTAACCATTCAATTGCCTCTTCTGAATCAGGAGCAATATGAGAGACAGCTAGGGCGTGAGCATTACCCATTTCACCTAACCCTACTTCACGCTTACGGTACGAACTGATCTTCGTTTGTTCCATTTCATCGTGAGAGTTAAGTTCGATTACGTTAGCCAGCATACGGTATTGTGTTTCAACTACATCTGCAATGTGTTGTTTCCAATCTCCGCCTGCCATACGAACCTTAGCAATCTTAGCCATATTGATAGATGATAGGTTACAAGTTGGTGTATCACCCGGTTTAAGGATTTCAACGATAACTTGCTCTCCATTAATCTCCATGATTTTAGACTCAACTTCAGGTAGTGACATTGTGATTGTAATTTCTGTACATAAGTTAGAGCAGTAAATCATACCTTCGTTAGGATTATCACGGTTAACTGTATCACGGAAGAATAAGAACGGATGTCCTTTTTCAATACGTGTTTTATTGATTTCTGATAAAACATCCCACGGGTCAACAATTGATACTAACTGTAAGTAACCGTCTTTGTACGCTTGAATACAAGCTTCATAACGTTTTGTAAATGTTCCACCTTCTAATGTTTCATCATAGCTGTCTTCTAGAGCCCACCCCATAATGTCTTGTACTTCTTTAGGGTCGAATTGATACCAGTCTTCTTCATTTTGTAACTTACGGAAGAATAGGTCTGGCATTGATACAGCTAGGAAGATTTTATTCATTTGCTTTTCTAATGCTGTATTGTTCAATGGTGATTTTAAGAAGTCACTTAAGTCACGGTGCCAAGCGTCTAATGTGATTGTAACTGCTCCCGGACGTTGACCTTGCTGATCGACTGTACCTGCTGTTACATCAAATAGTTTCATAAATGGTACTGAACCAGAGGATAGTCCCGGCTTTTGACGAATACTAGAACCTAACGAACGAACTTTACCGAAGTATAATCCGTAACCTCCAGCGTTCTTAGAAACTTTAGCAAACTGTTCAGCTTCACGGTAGATATCGTCAATGCTATCTCCTACCATACCTACAAAGCAGCTTGATAAGTTACCATTAGGTCTACCTGCATTCATAAATGTTGGAGTTGCTACTGTAAAGTCTACTGCGATCTCCTTACCACTCATATGTAAGTATCCTGCTTTTACTTTCTCAATACGATCTACAACTTCGTTTTGGTGTAAGAACATTGAGATAGCCATATAACGCTCTTGTAAAGTCTCAATCTTTTTAGTTCCTACAACAATCTCTTTACCTTTAACTACTTCTTTTTGGAGACTAACAGTAGTGTAACGATTGTATGCGATATGTACTCCTGCATGGTTTACGTAGTAGTCACGCTCATTGTCAAGTTCCTTTTGTAGCTCTGCAATTTCTTCGTCTGTATATTTCTTAAAGAAGTCTGTATATTGATTACTCTCGTAACCTAGTTCAAATACTTTTTTCATTCCTTTTTCGAACCCACGGTTATTGATAACCTCTTTGCGGAAGATATCTGCTTTAATACATCCTGCAACGTTTTGCCAGAATGATTCATTAGTAGAAATTAAACCCTCTACAACTGAGTATAGCTCCTGTTGAATCTTAAGGCTTGTTACTTTGTCCTCTAATTCTACGTACTCTGTAATGTTATCTACTACTACTTTAACATCTGTGCCCTCTGGCACGTATCGGTTTAAGTAAGCCTCTACCTTCTTTGGGTCATAAAACTCAATTGTGTTACCTCGATTTACGATTTGCTTTTCTGTCATTTTATATGTAACTCCTCTCTAGGTTATAAGCTGCTTTTATTTAAGCTGTAATTATAGTATAGCATACAATATAGGGTTTGTACAGTCTAAAAACTTAAAAAATTTCCCTACATATAGATTCATATACTACCTTGTAGGGAAAAGTTTTTTATTCCATTTAGTTATATAAGTTAGTTAGGTATTCTTCGATCGTCATACTCATCTTAATACCTGAATCTGCATCCTCTCGGAGGTCATTATTAATGTTCATTAGCAGCCTTTGTAAGGTCATTGTCTTAATAATGTTCTCAGGTTCCTTCGATGTGGCTCCAGCTTGACAGTACATTTCATGCTGTACTGGTGATGTAGGAACTTCTGTTCCAGACTCCACGTACCCTGTCCACCCCTCAACAGGCTCCAAGCTCTCTAAAATAACATCGAAGCAATCACTTCTATAGTTATAATGAATAGAGTGTACATTCACTCCTTTAGGGAGCTTAGGTAACCAACAACGCTGCTCGTAGCTGAATTGACCTCTTGCCACGATGCTCATAATCATCTCTTTACCAAGTGAAACTAATCCTCTAGCCATTAAGCTCATTAGATTCCCTCCTGATATTGGTCTGCGTATGGGTCCCAATCTACCGATTTACCAAACTCAACTAAAGTAGCAGTTGGAATTTTTGAAAACGTATCAAGCGTAGTAACAATAACATCGAATATTTGAACTTCATCTCGAATGTTTTTAATTGTTACAGTCGTTCTAAAGTACTCATGAGAAATTCCTGCAATTCGATAATACATGTTTTCTTCATATGGAATCATTACAAAGTCCTTAGCTCGATTACGTGAGAAGATTAGTAGAGGTGTTCGGTTTACTCTTCGTCCATCTTCCACTACTTGCTTCCACCACTCTTTAGGCTGTCCGATATCAAGGAGAATATGGTCCATCGTCCACTCTTCTCTTTTCTTACACTCGATTACAAATGGAAAGTCTAAACCAATAGGAGGGATGATATCCCCTGCTACACGTTGGTCACCTTTCCAATGTAATCCGCCTGAAGCAGGAACTCGAGAGAAGTTCCCACCCCACCAAGCAGTTAAATACTTTGCAATTTTAAGCTCATAGCCGCTGCCTTTAGTTTTACTATATTTACCGATAGCTCTCAGTCCCTTCCAAGTACTACAAGGAAGTCAGGGTCATCTTGGTCAATTATAATTTCATCAACGTCTAACCCGGACTCGATAGCAATAGTAAATGTATCTTCTTCTATGCTATAAATCTCATAGTACTTTCCTTTAATGTTATATACGCCTAAGTCATCCTCTACCGTATTCCGGCAGAGGACATGTGTTGGCTCCATTATTCTTTCTCCGTTACTTCGTTCTTTGCAATCTCTTCTGCAATTTCCTCTACTTTAGAACTTTCTTTCTCCTCTTGTTCCGCAGCTAATTGAGCTTTAGCGTCTTCAAGTTGCTTCTTAAATTCCTCAATCTGCTCATTGTATTCTACTTGAGCCTCTTGGAACATTTCTGGAGTAGCGCCTAGTTTATTCATAACAGCTTTTGCAATCTGTAACTCGTCAATTAGTTTTGCTAATGTTGCTTGCTGCTGTTGCATGAATGCTTCCACTACTACTGCTACATCTGTAAGGTTAGTGCTGTATTTTGATAAGCGCTTAACTCGAGCTGCTGTTGCTCGGTCTTTGATCTTTTTATTGATGACGCAGTCTAAGAAATCGTATAAGTGTTCCGTTTTAATTGGCTCTTGTGTAAAATGTTTTTTCATATTAGTTTTTCTCTCCTTCAGGTTCTGGTTTTAGTAAATCGTCTTCGTCTTCGTCAAACTCTTTTTCAATTTTAGCTTGTATAGTTTCTGGTAAGGCTTTAATAACTGTTAGGAGCCTTACCTCATCTGTAGCCTGTACAGTGTCTATGTATGCTATTAAATCGTCTACAATACTTACTAAGGTCTCTGCTGCTTCTGTAACAGTCACAAGCTGGGAATTACCTTCCTCTAGGAGGGTCATCATCCCTTCGGTATCTTTGTTCTTTCTGAAATAGAGCATATTGTCGATAAATTCATTAAGCTTGTTATCTCCCATAACTGCCTCCTTATTTTAGATCAGTACCAGAAGAACCTCGTCCGTTTTCACCTCGAACTGAATCTGGTAAAAGGTCTGTTCCTTTAAATGTTGCAACCATTTTATTTAGGAAGAAAATTTGTGCAATACGTGTACCTCTTTCAACATAGATAGTTCCTCGAGGTACTATCTTTTTAAATACTTGACTGGCATTTCCTTCGTCTACAGAGTTATAACCTAATTGTACAGACTCTTCTTCGAAGAATTTACGAGCTTCTTTCTTTACTACGTTTGGAACTTTGTTTAATGGAACTTTATTCCCTTTTACATCAAACACAAAGTCTACTAAACTGTTATCAGCAAATGTATTACGACAGATGATTCCGATTTCTCCTCTGTATGTACCTTCGATGATTCCCGGTCCGTTAGATAAGATTAACGGTGTATTACATGCTGCACCTGATCGTAGAGAAGCAAACATGCCTGCTTTTTCCCAATCGAATGCTACCTTTAAGTTAGTTGGTATAACAACCGAGTTAAATGTTGAGTGAGGAACTAAGCGCCCTTCCGATGCATAGATATCGTATGCAACGTCACCTTCGTATCCTTGTGTTGGTACGATTAAATCCTTGTCCTCTAGGTAAAGTACGTCAATACTATTCATTGTATTTTGTTTCCTCCTTAGTATCATGTTTAATAACTGCGCTTCGTTTAACTTCTGTTAATAAAATCTTATGAGCCATACAGATCGGGTCAGGGTCGTTCATGTCTTCTAATTGATCTTTTATAGACTCAGCCACTAATTTATCATACTCAGCCTTAGCTTCTGCTTCTGTCTCATAGGTCCCTATCTGGTATTCACCCCATAAGGTATTTGCTACTAACCACATTTTGTTCCCTCCCTTTCTTTTTCCTATAATCATATACTATCATACAGTCCTGATATAGTCAAGCCTTTTCTATAAGTTTAGCAAACTTAATTTCAATTCCCCTTCTGCATCTGCCGGGAAAGCTTGCTGAATCAGTTCATTAACCTTTTCTGTACCGAGTTCATTAGCATCCTGATCGCTACCACTAGCTACAAAATACACTTCTCGATCTGACTCTACTGATTTAATTCTTCGAGCTGATTCAATCATAGACTCCCAAGCATCTTTATCTAAATACAGATAAATAGGGAGCTTATTATGTTTTGTTTTCTGTAATATCTCCTGAACCTGCTGGTCTGTAATAAGCTTACCGAATGTAGCTACTCCACTTTGTCCTACAGTCATGGCATCGAATACACCCTCTGTAACAACAATCTTATCTGTATTATTTGCATTGTTTAAATTAAAGATTGTATTCTTCTTTGAATATTCGTCTTCTCTGCTAGGTGCATTGAAAGATTTAATGTATGGGCTATGTTCAATGGAACGTGTATTCCAATAAAGCGGCTTACGTTTATCATTAAAGGTAAAGAAGACTAGATGATTTGTTAAATTCATTTTTCGACCGTCTAGTAACTCAACCTCTCCATAAGTTACATAAGAAATATTATGTTCCTGAATCTGCTCCATTGTAACTCCTCGATTGTGTAAATAAGCAAAGAAAGGAAACGCTTCTGAGTTGTGGAAGTTATTTGTTAGTGTCTTACAATTAGTTGGAGGGTTAGGACATTTATAATTTATTTTTGTTTCCTCTTCAATCGGCTTACCTCCTCGAGAGATAAACAGAAGCAGTTTCTCTTCCTCTGTTAAATGGTTTGCATAGTCCATCCTCTCATAATTACCGCCTCCATCTAAAGTTACATCATGATCATAAGTAGCGAGAACATCTACCGCCTCCGGGAAAGATAGGTTATGGTACTTCATTACAAAGGAAGCTGCATTACCTTTTTCTTTACACTTATGACAAATCCATAAAGACTTTGAATTATTTACATAGAACTTATATTTATTCTCTCCACAAAAAGGACAGCAGAAGCGTGTGTGCGCTCCTGCAAGCTTTTCGTTTCCTAACTCTTCTCGTATCAAGTCCAGAAACATTTAAGTTATCTCCCTTCAGCAATTTTTCTCATAAGCGTTAGCATAGTGTACATTTCACCGAACTCTTGAAGAGCTTCTAGCTCCTTATCGTTTGCTCCTGCGTATACTGCTCGGTCCCACTCTTCAGTAGGGATTGCAGGGGGAAAGATAGTTTCAGGTTGGCTTTCAATGAATCTATTTTGTACTACAGTCTTTACGATACTGATTAACTGATCTAATTGCTTAAAGCCTTTCTCTACTCTTTCTAATGAGTAGTCTGCTTCCATTAAGGTAGGTAACCCTAACATGTTAGCTTTACCAAGAATGTAACTATTTCTTTCAAGTACTGCCGGATGCAAGAAAGTACCGTCCATTTCTTCAAGCTGCTTAGTACGCTTAAGAATGTCAACCTTGTACACATTTGGACCAGTGTAATCTCTTTCCTTTACAAGATATAGGTATCCTTTAGCATCTGTATAACGGTATGTAAAGTTTACATTGAACGGATACCAGAAATGGATATTTTCAGCCGGAAGATTAATCTCCTTGATTGTTCCTCCTGTTGTATTTACTTTTAGTGTGACGTGTGCTCCTTCTTCGATAATTGTTTTCATGTCATTTTTTCTCCTTCTTCTAGTATGGATATTCCATCCTTATTTTTTGTTACGGTTATTACTTGTTCAAATAGTGGTTTTAAATGCTCCGAATGAGTTACTATAAAAATAGTTCCGATCTCTTTTTGTCTCTCTTTTAGTAATGTGACTACGTTCTCCGCACCTACACTGTCCAAAGCGTCAAACACTTCGTCATACACTGCAAAGTTTACTTTGCTGTCGGCGTTTCTCATTACTAAATCTTGTAAAGCTAATGCAATTGAAAGGTCAGCACGTTTCTTTTCACCTTCTGAGTTAGACTGATAATCGTCTCCCCCTACTGCATTCGTTAATTGAACGTCAAACTTTTCTGTCATTTCTCCATCTTTCTTAGGTGTCTGAGTAGAGAATTTAACTTCCATATCTGGACCTGATAAGATGGCTAGGTACTTGTTAGCTCTTTCATTTAGGAAAGGAGTTACCAAGTCTAGAACGTGTGATTTAACTCCTGAGTTAGAGAATATCTTCACTGCATTCTCTAGCTGTAGCTTCTCTTGTTTTAAAGCCAGTAGCGCCTCTTTGTGGGCTTTTATTTTATCTTGTATAGCTTTCCTTTCATTATCCCTTGGAGCTGGCTCAGGGACTGATTGAAGCTTATTAATCGTACTCTGAATAGAAGCTAGTTTACTTTTATATGAATCTAGGTTTCTGCTGTAGCTTCGGTGTTGCTGTTCTTTTGTTTCAATCTGAGAAGTAATAGCTCTATACTCTGCTACAATGTTATCTTGTTTTGCCTTTTGCTCTGAATAGCGGTTATAAGCTTCTTGGTACGCCTCTTCATGGTGAGCTAGCTCTCCGGGAATAGTTTGAGTAAGCTCGACTAGGATTGGCTTAAGTTGTTCCCTGATACTATTCATTTCTGCATCACGGTGAGTTGTATCAAGTTCACTACCGCAGATTGGACAATTTGTATTTGTCTTCAGCTGCTGGAACTTCTTAACTAGCTCCCCTTTTTGATATTCAAGCTGTTGCTTCTTTGCTCTAAGCTCGTTGACAACCTTTGTTAACGTATTAACTGCATCAGCATAAGGATTAGGAGCTGAAGTAGTGAATGCTTCTCTCTGTTCCTTAAGCTTTTCAATGTCGTCAATCAGTTGCATAAGAGCTCCAGAGTTACTTTGTATGTAGTTGTCCATTTCTTCTCGGACATTAGCAAGATTATTTTCCTCTTGCTCAATCATACGTTTTGTGTTTTCATAGTGCTCTTTATCTTGCTTCTCTAACGTGTCTACTTGTGATAGCTCCCAATCAAATCGTTCAGCTTCACGCTCTTTAATTGCAATCTCTGTCTCCTTAGCTTTCACTCGGTTTTTGGCAATCTCCTGTGCGTTTGCGTATACTTGCAAGTTTACGAGATTTTCTAAAATCTCTTTCTTTTCCTTGTCTGTAGCAATTGCAAAGCGCCCGGCTCCACTTCCTTGTGAAAACATAATACTGTTAACAAAGGTGTTATAGTCAATCCCTACAAGAGACTCAATCATCTTGTTTGTATCTGCTGCTGATTTGGCTGTAACTTCTTTATTGTTTATAAAGAGCTTGACCTTATTTTTATTTTTGGTATGCTTACGATATCGTTCAATTCGATAATGGTCTTCACCTTTACGTCCTTCTAAGATAACCGATGTATTTTTCCCTGCTTGTCTATTAACCACTTTATCTGCTTTAATACCTTTTGATGTAGTATCATAAATTGCGTATACAAGCGGTTCCAATAAGGAGCTCTTACCAGAGCCATTACTCTTAAATTTACTGCTTGTAAGATTATCTCCTTCTACTAACAAAATCCCTCTATTTTCTAAATCTAAAGTAAATGATTGATAGGAGAGGAAGTTTGTAACTGTTAATCTAGTCCACTCTAAACCGTTAAATTTCATCTAGTCCCTTAACCTCCTTGGTATAATTTCTTGTCTGTAACCATAGTATAACAGACCCTCTATTATATGTCAATACAAAAAGGGCTGTTCTTTTAAACAACCCTAGGGGTTTAACCAGCTGTCATAGCTTCCTGTAAAATATCAAGTGCTACAGAAGTAGAGTCAGGGTAGTACTCTTTTGCATATGCCTCTACGATCTGTTTCTCCGAGGAATCTATATCAATTGCAATACGAGTTTCTGTTGCATATGATTTCTGTACCTCAACTCGAATGTTGTCTGACTCCTCTTTAAACACCTCTATCTCTTGCGCTACTTCTTTTGATACAACAAATCGTACATAGTTATTGTCTACTAGCTGCTGTGTATCTTTATTTACCTCAGTAAGCGTAATGAACTTCTTATTTAGAATCGGAATAAACTCTGGTGCTCCACCTTTCTCAAAGTCGATAAGCATAACACCTTTGTCCTGTCCTTCATCGGAGAAGCTAGTTTGGATTGTATTCCCTGTATAAAATACATTGTCTAAGCCAGCTAGGAATTGTCGTTTATGGTAATGCCCTAGAGCTACGTAAGTAAATGTATCCGGGAACAGATCACCTACTTTGAATGCTCCTTCTAATCTATGGCTGTAACGACCTGTCTCACTTCCGTCTACTCCGATATGAGCAGCTAGCACAGTAGGGACATCTCTAGCCTCTGCATGCTTTTTAAACTCCAAAATCTTCTCCTTAAGGTACTCTGTATCATCTGAATAAGGAATACCATAAATGAAGTAATCGTCATCTGGTACGTACACCTCTTCAGGTGTATCAATAACTGTTACATGATTTAGATGTCTGAATGGCTTTAACCAATGTTCTGTAACTGTAGCATTTGTTCGAGCATCATGGTTACCTCTAACCATATATACACGTACGTCACTGTTATCTGCAAAAACATCATATACCATATTAAACACGATATCATCTAGTTTAGCTCGTTTATGAAATAGGTCCCCTGTAAATAGTATTCTAGCTTTATGTTGTCGAGCAATATCGAACACTTGATAGAGGGTTGCGATCTGAGCCCGGAAACGATCATTCACATATTCCGGGTCCGGCTTAGCAAAATCTTCAAAAATATGAGCATGGAAGTCACTAAATACTACAAGCTTACTCATTGGCTTTCTCTCCTTCCCACTTAGATGACTGTACATGCTTTTCAAGATCATTAAGCATTCTATGAATATCTACAATCTTATCTAGTGCGGCAGAAGAAGCGACACCATATCTAAGTCCATCTTTTAGCTCGTCTAATTCATCTACAATATCAGAAGCTAAATACAATGCGTCTTCGTAACCTTTAATCTCACGATACATTTTATTATGTGCCATTTAGTTTTCCTCCGCTTCTATTCTTACACACCCGTAAGCTGTTACGATTTCATATTTCATTCTGTATCCATTCCCAAGGTGTTCCATAAGTGCATCATGGTCTACTCCTCGGGCATAATACATTTGTCTTGAATAGTCCTCTATTGCTGCAAACTCCTCTTTAGTTACCTTGACTTTTTCTAATCGATTACCCGTAACCTCATAGATGATTTCAGCTAACTCATTAACAAACTTTTCTGCTTTATTAACAAGTGCATTTTTCTCAGGTATCCTCATTATCCTTCTCCTCTCTGTCTTTGGATAGATGAATTAATCTCATTCACATAATCTGGAGCAGGGGCACCGTTCTTCTCTCTACGCTTTCCCTTAAAGACTTGTTCACTAGCACTGTCCGCTGCTTCTACAATAGCCGCATGCTCACGTCTTTCTTCTTCAGTACGATAGTCTCTAACCGTTTGTGCGCTACCTACTACCTTTAAACCAATCATTCTATCAAAGCTACCTTCAGGTGGGTTACGAAGCTTATCTGCAAATAGACGAACATACCCAGCATTAAACTCTTCAGGTGTTTGGTTGACTGTAAGTACAAGCTCAGCAGCATTCTTCTTACGGTGAGACCCTTCCATATGTTCAGATGTTCTAATCTGTGCGCTATACGCTGTACGGTTCATCTGAGCGGCTGTCCACATAACAACATTATAGTCTTGACCGATTCTTCGCATTTCTTCGAATAGTTTACCGCCATCGTCCGCCTCGTTACCTGTTGCATGAGGGTTACGAAGTAGTTCAGGGTAGTCAATAATAACTACGTCAATTGTGATACCTTGTCTGATTTTAACATCTGAAATCAGTTGCTCGATCTTAGATGGAGTTACAGTTCGTGGAGAGTAACGAGCAAAGTATAAGTTACCGAATTTATTTCGGTTCTGCTTATAAAAGTTTTGGTACGTGTTAAAGTTTGTCTCATTTAAAGCCGTACCTGTTAGGATTTCACTCTTATTACGGCGTAGCATCGATTGTTCAAACTTCAAGATCATTCGATTCTCTAGTTCCTCTAGGGCGATAAATAACACGTTGTATTTATTCTTCGTATAGTTTGTAGCCAAGTTGGTTAATACTAATGTTTTACCAGTACCAGAAGCGGCTACGACAATTCCAAGCTCCCCTTTAGCAAGTCCACCACCATTTAAAAGGTCAATAGATTTAAAGCCTGTAGGGATTGTATTAGCAAAGATTGTAGATAGTGCTTGACGCTTGTACTCTGTATCATCTAGCACGTTGATAATCTCTTGATGTCTTCCACTAATGTCTAACATCATTATCTCACGCCAGTCATCGTCCATCTTATCCATCATCTGTTCATTATCTAAGTTTACAGCAGCTTTTCTAAGTAGTTCCATACGCATATGTTTCTTTATGTACTTCTCAATCTTCTCGTCAATAACCTCGTCATTAGCGCTGTTACGGATTTCATATACTTCATTGATTGCGTTAAAGTATCTCTGCTGCGTTTCTGGGTCTTTATTCATTCGATCTAGCTTTTCCTCAGCAAGAGTAAGCAAGGTATCTTCAGTCAGTGTATTTCTATTAGACTGATAATATCGCTTAACGAGGTTAGCTACATCTTTGTAGATATCGTTTCCATCAAATACTGACAGAGGCACTTTTGGTAGAACCTCTTTTGAAAATATAGGTGATTCAATTGACTTTCTTAAAATCTGTTGTTGAATAGGACTTACACTCATTTCTTTTCCTCCCCTGTATCCTTTTCTTTGGCAATTATAACATGTCTAACTTAGCTTGTAAAGAGTCTGTATCATATTAATGATCAGACTCTAAAAATTCACTAAGCGCATCTTCCAGAGAGTCTTCATTGAAAACCTCTCCAGTAAGCGCATATTCTTTTACTTTTGTTGTTGTAATTGCTTGATGATCGATTTCCTCTTGCTTAGTAATTGCATGTTGCTGTTTCATAAAGTCTATAATTTTATCAATATCCATAATCGAATAATCGTCCACTGGAACATTCTCTTTGCCGTACTCACGGAAAGCTTCATTCAAATCAGCTAGCGACAAATGTAAACCTTTACGTTCCATAATCAGATTTAATACTTGTCTTGTTTCGTCAAGCACGTCTAGTTGGTACATATACTTTGCACCTTCTTTAATTTGTGCCTCTCTATTTGCAGTAGGAGATACAAACATTCCTAGTGCTATCTTCTGTAAGGCATTTACATCCTGAACTGAGTTACCTAGCTTAGCAATAGAAGCTAATACGACTTGTGTATGCTCCGAACCTAAAATGAAGTAGCCCGGTAAAGATGTTACTCCACCTGTTAAAATCATTGACTGCAACAATACGAATTTCTTAATTGTATCTCTCGTCTTTAACGATACGCCTTTTTGAATCAGCTTATCTTCTGTGTGACGGTAGAAATTTAATAGGTGCTCTTCTTTTTCTGTAGCACCAAATCCACTTAAGAAATCTTCAATTGCATGTCGGTACTGTAATAACCCTACTCCTGCATTAGCTGTTTCATAAGCATCTTCGATTGCACGTACTACGAAATCATCTGCAAACTGTTTAGGGATTTGTTGGTATGATTTGTATGTTACACTTGCCTTTACTTGATAAGCGCAATACTGTTTGTACACTTCATAAGCTGAGTCACTAATTAGGGCATTTACAAATGGAAGCTTTTTCTTATCACTCTTACCTGCTGCTGTAAATACAGAACGTGAGAATTGCGAAGATAGATATACAGCTGGGTCAATCTCATTCTCTTCACAGAAGTTACGAAACTTCTCAAAGTGAGCCCATTTAGAAGAGCCAAAGAAATCCTCCGGCAATGTATCGTAATCATTCGTTACAGGCTTAACTTTCGAGCCTTCTCCGAAGTACTGTGCTTCTGCATTATGTCGGTCTGTAAATAAAACTGCGTATCTATTATACAGACGAGATAGTAAATATGTACGATAGTTTCCTACCGGGTCTTCTGTTTTTTGGAACCAAGCCCAGTTAGGCACTCCGCCTAGCTCCTTAAGCTCTTGGTTCATTTGGTCATTCTTCGACTGCTGCTCTCCCTTGATCAGCTTTTCTTCAAGCATCTGTAACTTAGTTCTACGATTACGAGTAGGTTTCTTTTGCTCCTTTTTCTTCTTAGGAATCTTCTTCTCTACTACGTCATCAATGCTGATCGGTTCATCGGAGTTGATTAGTGCTTTGTCCGAGGTGTCGAATCGAATTAAGTCTGTATTGAACATAATAACGGTTCCCCCTGAACGACCACGAACGCCTTTCGTTTGGATAATATTCTTTTCTTCTAATTCATTTAAGTAACGTGAAATTGTTCTGCTGTCTTTTCCGCCCAGTTCTGCTAGCTCTTTCTTTTTGAAAGCGATAGCGAAGTCTTTTACCTCTTTTGCCTTTTCAACCATTTTGGTTAAGAAAGTTAAAACATTAGGCTTTAAACTGACAACAGATGTTTCTAAATACACACCGTATTCCATACATCTGTTCCTCCTCTTGATATAGGTTTGATTACATTATAACACAAACTGTAAAATATACAATAGTTATTTACCTAGGACTTTTACGTCTTCAAAAAACTGATACAGCTTTTCGACTCGTTCCTCGGTGTAGTTCTCATGGTTAGAGTACCATTCGAAAAAGTCATTATCGTGTTTACTGCTATTACATGAAAGACAAGCAGGGACAATATTTGTTACTGTATATCCTCCTCCTGAACTTACAGGAATAAAATGATCTTGAGTAAGTGCCTTCTCTTCTCCGCAGTAAGCGCAACAATGGTTAAAGTATTCCTGAATGAGCTCCCACTGTTCTACTGTCAAATCAGCTACTAATTCACGTACTTTAGCTCTTCTTGTCTGGTTATACTCTCTGCGCTTATTCTTGTTTCTCTTCCACCACTTACGGACTGTTTCAGCTACTTTATCTCGATTAGCCTCTCTCCACATTTTGTTCCGTTTATTTATCCACTCTTTATTCTTTTGGTAGTATTCTCGAGCATGTTGCTTAAATCGTTCATTGTCCTTTCGGTACTGTCTTTGCTTTTCCATAAGCTCATCTTTTTTATCCAAATATCGTTGTGCATGGTACTCCTTCATGTACTCTTTCATTTTCTCTTTGTTTTTCTCATTCCACTCTTTATTTCTCTTGTCTACCTTCTCCTTATTGTTTTTGTAATAAGCTTTGCCCTGCTTACGAGCATAAGCCCTCTCACAGTCTCTACATGCTGACTCTGAAGACTTTCTGCCTTTCTTATGTCGAAAAATATCGGGGATATCCTCTTTAGACACTCCACATTTGCTACAAGTTTTTAAATCTGCCATTTTATAACACTCCTTTTTTTTACCTGTCTAGTTATAATATAGCAGATCGCCCAAGAACACTAACATCATTTTCCTAAAACTTTTACATCGAAGTTTTCGGAGCGGAAAATCTTCAGTCGTTCCTTTGAGTGGTTAAGTAGATATTTGTTCGTAGCGTCCCAAAAATCGAATACCATAACGCTGTTCCCATCGATTCCGTTTAGTCGGAGTCCACGACCAATACGCTGTAGCTGTTGACGCATTGATTTTCCACCTGCACCCAATACCATACAGCCAATTGACTTCATGTCTACTCCTTCATCAACAATTGTAGATGCAATTAAGATCGGCAATTCACTTGTAGAGAATCGATGCAGCTGTGTAGCACGGTGGTCTGCATCGGAGCCACCATTAATAAATTCCGCCTCTAAGCCTCTAGCTCGTATCATCTCTAGGATAGCTTCTCCGTGTGCGATCTCTTTCACACTGACAAGTACTCCACCCGGTCTACGCTTACGATATGACTCTACTAAATCTGTAATCAACTTGTTACGATACTCGTTTTCTACGATTCCAGCTTTGTACGCTTCCATGAAATTGCTGGCTAATTCTAAATTACGTGGCTCCTGAACAGGTACCAGTCGAATAGTCGGTTTAGACGATACACCTTTATCGATCAGATATTCGTTCGATACTTTAACTGTAACTTGACTAAAGATAGCTTGTAGTCGTTGCCATCCCATCTTGTCCTTTTTGTCTACAGTACCTGTTAAACCTACACGGTAAATAGCATTCTCACACATGGATAGAGACGTATACCATGTATCCGCTTTAGAATGGTGAACCTCATCGGCAATCATCACTTTGATAGAGTCCATAAACTCCTTCGTCTCTTTGTACTTTTGGAATTTCTTTTTGTTCTTCTTCTCCATGATCTTGTTAAATTCCACTACGTATTTATTCAAATGCATCTGAGCAGATTTGTCAGTGAACTTTTTATCATAAGCCACATACATTAATTGCTCTTCAGCGGATAACTCTGCTTTTGTCTTCCAAGTTCGATTCTTCAAATAATTCTGAATGAGCTTACGAGTATTTACCGTATTTCTAAACTTCGGTGTAATCTCTTCAGCAATTAGCTTGATAACTGTTTCGTTAGGTGTGAACTTAATTCCCTTCTTCGGGTCTTTCAGTGCAGATACCAGTGTAGGCACCATAACGAATACAATCTTTTTATTTTTAATATCGAATTTACCGTCTCCGACAAATCCAACGTCACGTACTTTTAATCCTACACGCTTGGCAATACGTTCAGCAGATTGTCCAAAAATTTCTCGAGAGTGAGTAAAGAATGCAATACGCTCTCCACGTTTTATGTATGGTAGGATTTGTTGAATGACTCCAGAAGCTATTTCTGTTTTACCTCCGTTTGTTGCTACGTTTACAATCCCTACCTGTTGTTCAAATACACTTTTGACAGATTCATATTGATAATCACGTAATGTAATAGGTTCCTCATCTCCGTTACCTAGTACAATCTTTTCGTCAATAGCATCATGATGAACAGGTGGGGAAGGTCTTTCGTCTACGAGTTCGTATGTAAATGATTTATCCTTTTCCATAAGCTGTCTTAGTCCTTCTAGAAACTGATCAAGTAATCCTGTATGGAACTTGTCTTCTTTCATGTCATAGAAATCTGTAATCCCATCCCAAAAGCCAGATTTATATGCTCTTGAATAAAAAGCACCTTCTTCTTTAACGCCTAATGCATGATGAGCCATATCTTGAATCTTCTCTCTGAGAAGCGTATTTCCTTCAAAATCAACTTTGGTAAACATCGTCCCAATATTAATTTTCATATTTTGAACATTCCTCCTAATCATTCTGTATGTACTACTCTATTGTACCATAAAGTTACAGACAACTCCAGTGATATGACCTATTTTAATTGCCTGATATGATTAGGTTTTTGTCGTATTTTAGTTCTGAATGCGCCTATTATAATTTTATTGTGTCTGTATTATATTATTTAATTATTATTTATATAATATTATATAAACTATTTATATTAAGTTATTATATATAATTATATTAATAAATATATAGGGAGCAGTCAGAATTAAAATATGACAAAGTAGTGTAGTAATTTGTCAGGAATCCTTATGTATCAAGGGTTCAAAATAGGACAAAAAAAAAAGACACCCTTTCGGATGTCTTTAAAAAATAGTTCTATACTGTAGTTCCTGTTGAGTCAACCCAGCCATTGTTAGTAGCATTTCTCCAAATTGGCTTATTAAGAGTTGTATCAAAATGAGGCATTCCTGCATAGGTGCCCGATGTCGGTCTATTTGCAGTTGCACTAGTAGTAATTGTTTGCTGGTATTGAGCTGTCTGTTGAGTTCCGGCTGGTAATGCTCCTGTTGTTGCAACAAGTGGTGCTAGATTAGCCCAAACGATATTAACAATCGTTCCAGATACCGGGTTAGTTAATTCATGTAGAGGGTTAAAATATAATTCCTCATATACACCATTAATTCTCGCGTATAACTGGATTACAGTTTGAGATGATGTATTGGATGTTACAATAGTCATAATGTCAGTTGTCAAAAATGAGCTATTGTTATTCATTAAGAAAGTCTCTATAACAGGGGCGGACCCCATAGCTGCCTGCTGCTTAACTCTAAAGTAGACTAACCCTCTTTGAGCGTTTGTAACGCCCGAAACCCCACTCAAGAAGCTGATTAAGCCGCTAGCCATTTGGTACTGTGCTGTCATAGTAACTGTACCGATTAATGCCCACTGACTAGCAGTAGCTCCTGTATTTGATGTCTTGTATGGCATTTTTCTTACGTACTGGGTATGTGGGTCACTAGCACTTGTATGGTCTGTGGTAATTACAGTCTTCCCACCCATTGTCAAATTATTAAAAGACCCATCCTCTAATACACCAGAAACTTGAGTCCCCGATGGGAGTGTAGATAGATACTGAAGACCATTAACTATTTTCAGATACTCTCCGAAAATTTCATGGATAACTCGGTATCGAAGTACATCAAATGAAAACTTGATTTTTACATACAGCTCTACTCTTGTTAAAGATGAATCATTTTTAACTACAACAGCAGCCACATCAGTAGAGGTCATTCCTATAGGGTTTGATACTACTACGTTAACTACTGGAGCAGAGCCCATAGCCGCCTGCTGTTTAACTCGGAAAAAGATATCCGCATGCTGGTATGTTGCTGCTCCATTCTCCCCTCCTGTTACTTTAATAACTGCGTACGTTTGGTTATATTGGTTAGGGATTTCTACAGTAGCGATCTTAGTGTATTTACCTACGTCAGCAAGAGAACTAATCATAGAGTTACCTAACTTAGGGAGTACAATCGGGAAATCTCTAGTAGTTAAAATAGTATAACCTCCGGCTGTTGCACCTCTTTCTAAATTACTCATTATTCATTCACTCCTTTGTAGTCCGCCGCAAATCCGTTTTTCATAGCACTAAATGAAGGCTCATGCTCAAATGAATATGAATCTGTAGTCTCTGTTGTGATATCCCACCACCATAGACCTTTCACCCATGCATTTCTTTTACGTAGTACATGAAACATAGCTGTAATATAGTCAGCTTGCTCTTGGTTATCTTCTGTACCGCTAAAGGTTGTTCCGGGTGCCTTATTAGCTCCGTCCACTCGAGCCATTCCAATCTCAGTAAATACTACAGGTTTACCGTGTGATAGTTGCCATTTCTCTAAAGTTTGTACCCAGTTTACTCCTTGAGAGTTTAAATACCATGCGTCAATCATTTCACTAACTGTTGGGTTGTCTTTGTCTGTCATACGACCGTAAAAATCAATCCCTGCAAAATCTAGTAGATCGATAAAGCAGCAAGTGAAAATTTCATTATCATAACGAGAACCGTCACCATTAGCTGCGTATGTCAACTTACCAGAGAATACAGAGCGGACAGCTGAAATTAAGTCCTCCCAATAAGAGCGGTAGTCTCCAATAGACATACTAATCATTTCACAACCTAGACAGAAAAATTCAGCGCCTACACTCTGAGCTAAAGTAGCTTGCTGTACCATCCACGTTTTATAGTTTGAAAACCATGTAGCAACGTTCGTAGGGGCGATTCTTCCTCTCCATGTACCGTCCCTTACTTCTACGTGCGGCTTTAATGCTACCATTAAACCTTTGCTACGTGCTTGGTTACAGAAGTCTCTAATATCAGCGTCAGGCTGTTCCTGCCCTTCAAAAGTAGTAGAGGTATATGTTGTCATAGGGTTTGAGGTACATAGTACCATAATGTTCATATTAGCTTCTTTAGCTATATCGATCATCTGTGTAGCTCGGGCTCCTCTGAATACGCTGGGTCTCCATCTACCAAAAACGTTTACCCCTCTGTAGTCTAGATTAGTGCTTCCCGTACTGCCCTCTCCTATGCTCTGTTTAAGCTCCATAATTGCTTTAATTATATCTGGTGTTGGGTCATTAAGGTTAAAATACATATTATCTCTATCAAGAGGTTTGTTTGACATTGTGTTGCCTCCAATCTTTTATGTAAAATAGGGGAGATTTCTCTCCCCTCTAATATAGCTAAAGTTACTTCTTTTTTGCTTTATCAAGCAATTCCTGTAGCTCTTTTTTCAAAGCCTCTACGTCTGCTAGATTCTCTTTGAGAAGTCTCTGGGATTCCACCAAAGACCTCTCTCTATTTGTAGGAATAAACAACCGTGCTTTAGAGCCCGGGTCACGCTTCTCTAATGGCATTTAATTCACTCCTTATACTTCATTCTTAAATACTGCTGTAAATCTTCGCACCCGTGGGCGTACGAATCGATTATCTGCTCGTAGCTCTAGTTTTAACTTAAGCTGCTTGCTATTAGCCGTAACCGTTTTTGTATGCGTATAGCGACTGAACTCTGTAGACTGAACAGATACTGTCGGAGCTGGTAGTGTATTCCACGTCTGCCCTCCGTCTAGAGAGTATTTAGGAGTTACAGTCGTTCCAGCAGGTAAAGAAGCATCGTACGCTACCGTCAACGTGTTAAATGGAGCATCTGAAGAATCAATATTTAGAGTTACATAATCTCCGCTTGTCTCTGAGATGAAGCTTACAAACATTAAATCCTCTAGAGTTAACATTGGAGAAATGTATCGGTTAGCTTTAAATGTTGCACGAAGCTTAACCAGCCCAATTACTGTTCCTGCTGTAGTCTGCTCTAAGTAGTTTACTAACGGCTGCCACGGTACACTATCGATGGAGATAGTCCCTACATCCGATTTAGGTACCGTTTTAATTTCCCACTTACATCCTGTGTTTGCAGGAGTTAAGTAAGTAGCCATTAACAGCAACATATCTGAATCAAGATCAGCCATTGAGTTAAATTCTACTACAGCATCTTCAGCAAATACCGCAGTGTACACGTTGAACTTAAGATCAGATTCTTGGTGAACTGTCCATGTACGGGCATTTGATGAACTGAATAGTACACCATTTACATAAGGTTGTGAAACTACCTTTTGCGTAGGAGCATCTACTCGGTTCTGACCAAGTGTACTAATCCAAGCTGTATAATCGTTACTGTCTGTAATCATTACCAGAGCGTAACTTTGTCCAGCCTTACACATTAACGGGTCATCTAATGCTACCTTTGTTGCTACAGAAGCATTTGCAGATGTCTTAACCTGTGCAGGGGTTAGTATGCGTTCTGCGTATACAGTTTGGTTAGGGAATCCACCCTCTGATAGCCCACGTACTTGCACAATGATATTGTCTGTAGTAGACTTAGAAGCAAAGAATACGTCAAAGCTTGTTACTACTCGGTCTTGAGGGAATACAAACGACTGAGCTAATGGGTCATATAGATTAATTGTAACTCGAGTTTTTGTAATAACCTCTTCTGTAGTTTTCAAAGTCCCTTGAGCTGTATACGTAGCAATAGCCATGTTACTAGCATTCTGTAAAGTTACCTCACGGATACCTGTACGAACACCTGCCGGGATTGTGAATTTACCTGTTGCTTGCCCAGCTGCATTAGCCATGATCGTTCCAGTTTCCGAACCTTTTACTGTAGAACCAGTAGGAGTTATCGGAATACGTAGACCGTCAAATGTCAAGAATAAGTTATTAGACATTGGTTGCAAGTTAGAAGCAGAGAAAGTAATATCACGTTGTCTGATAAACTCAATCGCTGTGTTTCGTATTGTTGTAGAAACATCTGTAAGTGTACCTGTACGTCCATTAGCTAGATCATATTGGTAACCTAAACCCATGTCCCAGTTTTGGTTTCCGTCTAGGTCGATATTATCTACATATTTACGTAGATCCTTGTAGTAGGAAGTTTGTCTTCCGTGAGCCCACCAACGGTCCATACGGATTGTTTCTGTTGTTTCTTTGTTAACCGTAACCTTTTCGTTCTCAATCCAGTTATCGGCACCCGGAGTTAATTTTAACACTCCTAATTTATTGTAAACTGCGTACGGATTAATGTTCATAGCCTGTGTTGCTAATGGCTGTGTAATCTCTTTAACCTCCGTATAAGGGGCTGTGACAAGTCTACCCCAACTTGCAGCTACTGAAGAGTTACTAGCAAACTCTGGGGCTCTCATTTGATCTTCTGGAGCGTTTACTTGTAATGTGATACTAGCATCGTCAAAGCTCATAGCTACAGAGGATAAGCTTAAGTCCATACGAGAGAAGTCTACAAAACCGTCTGCAAATACTCCACGAAGAGTTAATGGGTCATCTGTAACGATAGCCTTATTCTCTAATGCCTCGATCGCTTGGTTATATTCAACATTCTCTAGCCGGTCTTTCAGGTTAGCAATCTGTGGCATTGTTAAACGGAATACACCGTTATTTAAAGCCGTTGCTGTATCTGAGTTAGGGTAAACAAATACCTCACCGATCTTAAGCGTTAACGGGTCTTCATGTGCAGGTGCTTGAACTAGGCTTGAACGATCTGGTTGCCCTTGAATAACCGTAAATTGTCCAGCGCTGTTTAGTGTAATAACATCTGCTCGAGCTAAATAGTAGTCATAGCTTACACGAACTAAACTTTTATCTTTAGGCTTAAGTCCCGACATACCATTAAAGTCTACAGTTGTAGTCCAGCCAGCTACTCCATCGATCGGAACTGTAGTTACTTTGTAATCTACGTTGTTCTGCATTACACGGTCATACTCGAATGATAGTTTGTATGATGTTCCTGTAGCAGGTTCCTTACCATTAAGACCAGTATCCCAGTTTACATACATTACTCCGCTGTCCTCAATAAGAGTAAAGTCTGCTCCGTACGTGTAGTAAACTTCAGGGCTAGTAGTCCAAAGGATAGCTGTAGAAGGGTCTACGCTTGTGTATTGAGCTGGTAAGCCATCACGTCCACCTGCATTACCTTTAGACATCGTAACTCCACCTGTAGGACTTAGAGTACGTGCCATTACTTGTTTTACTTCTTTTACATATGCGCTGCTAATTTGGTTCTTACGAACGTTCGCATCATATGAATATGTTTCCTGTGCAACGTTTTTAAATTCTGTGGACTTATTTAATGGGATACGAGTAGATGTAGGTTTAGAAATGCGATAACCTAATACATATCCGATTCCTCGGTCAATTACTAAGTCTACTTTCGTATTATCTTGGCTCTTCTCTGCCCACATTTTAAATCCTTCTACTTGGTATGAGCCAGATTCTTCATATGTACGCTGTGCTAAAACATCGTTAATCATAGTGAACTCTGGACGAGCTGGTTCTACGAATAATGCACCGTCATTAAATTCATAAATCGTAGGAGCACTATCGTCATTGTTTGTTAATGCTACAGTTTCTACCAAACGATCTGCACCTTCTGAAAGGTAGTTAGGTGTATTTTGAGATGGGTCTAATAGTGTTTCATCGTCATCTGAGGTAACAATAGTTTGCACTACTTTAACACCGATCTTCTCATTTCCAGTGCTATTAAAAGCGATAGATTGCTTTTTAAATTCTCGGATTTTACCTGCTAGGTAAACACGTCCATCCTCGATTGTGATTGTCTTTGCAGTTGAATCAATTGAGAAAGACATACCTGTCTGCATAGCTCCATCTGAGAAAATGCTATCTCCAAGTTGTCGAATATCGTTATCTTTAATCGATTGCATTTCATTTAGCTCTGAAGGTTGTAGAGCCATATCTGGTTTAAATAGGATTTTATTATAGTTTTTCTCCGGGTCAAATCGATCATTGTACGGAGGTTCGTTTAAATTTACATCAGCCAATATATTTCACTCCTTCAATAGGGATACGTCTAATACTAATATAACAGTACCTAGTTCATAACTTTATTATACCATATAATAAAAAGGAGCCGTGTTAACGACTCCTTATGACCGGGATAGATGTACTGTAACTCCGGCAGGTTTAAACTCATTAATAACGTCTATAATTCCCTCTGGGAACGGTTGAGAGAACTTAATATCGATTACCGCTACTGTATAGTACTCTCCAAGAAAATGATCGGGACCGCTTAGCTTAGAGCGTCCTAAGATAAAGACATTTGTATAAGGTTCGTAAATCTCGATGACTGATTCATAATCGTTTAGGAAAGCTCGTATGGCATCAATAATCGCTGGGATACTTCCTCTGCGAAGGACCATATACCCTTTGATACGGGCTCTATAAGCTGTATCCGATTCATTATCTTGTCTGAGTAATCCAAACAATTTACCGTATTGATCTAACCACTCCCCGGAAGAAGAATCAAGGGACATTAAAACTTTCGTTTCTATTGTTTCGGCTTCTGTATCCTTTAACTCCCTGTCTAAGGCATCTAGGATGGCTGCATTAGCTTTTGTTTTATCTTCCATACTTCTACGCCATCCGGGTAGTAAATGCTTTAAAAATGACATCTAGGCTCCTCCTTCCTATTGTAGTGTCACCGTTACAGTCCCTGCTCGAATTACCTCAGAACCCATTAAGTTTACATTGCTGCTTAGGTTAGTAAACTGTACATCGTATACGAGTTGTCTATCTAGGTACTTGATTACACTTGATAGGTCTGATAATACTAAGCTTTGGGAAGTTTTCATATTATTCAGATATCTTGAAATCTCTTCAGCGATTCTTGTCTTAAATGTTTCTGTTACGGCTGCTTTATTTGTAAGTGTAACCGTTACATTTACATCTATCGCTCTACGAGTTACCGGGTAAATTCGTACTGGAATACCTGCTGGTCGATATTCAAACATTGCTGTCTCAATTTTAGTCTTTACTGCATCAGGTAAGTTACCGTTACGATCATGTGCGTACACGTTAATACGTCCCGTCTCCTCTTCGATAAATACCCCAGATACTTCATCGACTGTACGTGCCCCATACTCAATCGCAGGAACTGTACCTCGACTAAGAGATTTAATAAAGGACGCAAAACGAGAACGTTGCTCCTCTAATGGCTCTTGGTCTTGTCCAGTCTGGAATGCAGCAGGGTTGTTTACAGTTCGTACATTTGCAATAGGGGACTGCATGATATCCAGCACGTTAGCTGGAATATTTCCTACAGTTCCAGCAGTGGTACAGTGTACCTCAAACTCTGCCATGATAGAACCTTTAGGGATAATATAGTCTACTTGAGTAACATAGATTTGCGGATACGCTGCTAAGCTAGAACTAAATCGAGAGCCCCTAGACAGAATCATATCAGTTTGTGTAGAGTTATGGAATGTTACTTGAACATTTCCATAAGACTTAATTGCTTTCTTTCTATCGAAGCTGAATGAGCTGTATACGCCCTGTTCTATAGCCTCTGTCATGTTCTCCCTAGTCAATACATAGTATTGCTCTAACTCAATGGAGAAAGCCTCATACAGGGCTCTAGCGGCACTACCTACAGAGAAGTCATTAATTTCATTTGTATTTGTAATTGTGTAATCCACTAGACGGGAATAAATCTCTGACATACGTTTAAATCGCATGGTGCCCCTCCTCTCAATTTATCGAATCTTTATAGTTATCTAACAATACAATCGGTCCGTTTTGTCTTGCAGAAACTACAAATTCGAATGCCTGCTCAAGTGTGAGTGTAGAAATACTAAAGGCAGCTGTGTATGTATTCCCTGCAATGCTTCGGTTGATCAGATTGCAAGCTGTAACTCGGCTATCTGTTCGGATTGTTCTTTCAATTTCTAAATCTATTAATGCTGCGTTTTCCTCTGTACCTTTCATACCAACATACGTATGTAAGTCAGAACCATATCTAGGGTGCCCTACATAGCTTCCTCGAGGAGTAGAGAGACGAATGAATAGGGATTGCTTTAGGTTTTCAATTCCTCGTACAGTAGCTAGGCTCCCTCGGTTGTCTCCTTTTAGCTCTAAGGTTTCAAAGTCTCGTCCTGAAGAGGTAAGGTCCCTTGCAACAGGTAGAATGTTTAGGTCCTTACCTAGAGCTAGAGCATATAGCTCCTCTTGGTCGTACTCAGTTGTACGCTTAAGCTGTTGAATGAGGTTTGACTGTACGTCATCTGCCACCTTAATAAGCAATACATCCCCGATTGTAACTAGGTGGTCCGGGTTCTGCATCTTCTCTTCCACTGTATCTACAATATAAGGGTAACGAAGATCATTAAATTGTGCTAAACTTACCCACTCATTCATATTCCCTAACTGTTGTTGGGCAATACCCTGTAGTGTATCTCCGTCTCGTATAATATGTTGTAAGAATTTAGTCAATTATCTTCCACCCCTTTCACCCATGATCACGTCAATCTGATTCTCCATATAGCCAAAGGCAATATTCATGTCTCGTAGATTTTCAATCATATGATAATATTTTGGTTCTGTACTTAAGTAATCTGCAATATAGTTTAAATTTTTTCTGTGTCTCTTAATATCTTTAGCAGAAACATACTGAAGATTTGCAGATGCATTATCGATCATGTATAATAAAGCAAATGACTCTAGTACGACTGCTCGTAACAATGTGTAGATGTCAGGAGCATAAGAAGCTAGGTCACTATTTAGTGCTTTGTATACGATTGTATTAGGGTCTACTGTATCGCTCACTACTTCTATTTTACCACTGTTGATTAGCTCCTGAACTTTTCTAGCTATTACTGTTAGAGAGTATACAGGGTCATACAATGTAGAAACGAACGGCTGCTCTGAATCAATTGTATTCATTGGAATTGTTCCGTCCCCTAGTACAGGGACGCTTGAAATGAATCGGATTAAATCGTTAGAATAACTCATGATAATGTCCCCTTCGGTCTAAGGTAATAGCCAATAGCGTAGCCTAACCCTGTTTGTCCGTAAGTAGAGGACGTTGGTGAAGGCGCTTGTGGGTTAATAGGCTCCCCATCATACGGAGCTTGGTATTGACCATTTGTACCTTGATTGTAAATTCCACTACCAGATGACGGGTCAAAAGGAGTGGTGCCTGAATTGCCTCCTGCATTTTTACCTGAGCTGTCTTGTGCTCCTGCGCCTACTCCCGAGTTACCAGAACCTGAGCTACCTGTTCCGCCTGTACCGTTTGGTAAGGAAGGGAATCGGTTACCAATCTCCGGGCTTGCCACTTCATCGTCTGAAGGCTCCCCAGCTGAACGAAGTATATTAAACTTAATCTCATAACGGTGTGTTAGAGGTGAGTTAACATCTTGCGAGTACGTTACACCTTCTGAAGATAAGTGAACTACGTAATGCTCCATGTTCGTAAAGTCATGAAAGTAAAAGTCTTCTGCCGGCTTAGCTCCGTTACCGCCCATAGCTGCATAGTCCATAAGGAACTTTTTCAGTTCGGCAATCTTCTTAATCCCTCGATCGCTAGCTACACCTGTAGGATTAAAACCTGTAGTACCGCTGATCGTTACTGTTGGAATATCACTTTGAAAGTCTTCGATTACGATACGACTTTTTGTTTTAATTGCTGTTGTTCGGTGCGGTCTACTATAGACCATAGCCTCCGGGTTGATTGCAAAACGAAAGAATCTTTCACCGAGCTGGAATGCAATTTTTCTTAGTACGCCTTGTCCGTCTGCCATTCCCATTGTTTATCACACCTTTCTATTATAATATAAGAAAAGGTAGGTTCCCCTACCTCATTTGACCCTCTCTAAGGCATATTTATCTAGTAGCTCTTGGGGAGTGATGTCGCCTATGTGAAGGTTACCATTTCTAGGAATATCGGACATTTGGAAAGCATAGTCTATGATCTCTGAGCAGATATATTTATTAGCTGCATTGAATACGGTAGATTCTCTTTTAAAGACTAGCCGCATGAACAATCCAAATATCTGCTTATAGTCATAGCCTACACCCACCATAGTTAGAGCGTTTTGTGCGATCGTGTGTTGCTGCTCTGTAGTTACATTCCTAAGTCGGTATACTTTATGAATCTCTTCTACGTAGTAAAGGTTAGAAATACGAGATTTAATAAATCTGTCTGCTTCTACAATGTTGTAAGAATCTATTGCTAGAGAAACGTGGCTGTATTCCGACTTGGAAACCTTACTAACTAGCCATCCAATAAAACCAGTAGGTCGATAGAATATAACATCTCCGGGTTCAATTTTAACCATATTGTCCCCTCCTCTCCCCATTAATATAGCTTAACTGCTTATCTATACAGATGTTTAAGTCTCGGGTAGAGGTTCTGTAGAGTTAGGAGGTTCTACTGGTGAGACTACTTCAGCATCCTCCCAAGATATATTTTGCACTTCTTCAATTGTCTCACAGGCATTGATTTTAGCCTCTATTACGTTTCTAAGCTTGGTTACTTTATCATCTTTATGTTTATAACCGAGCATAGCAATATTAAAGAACTCGTCTTTACTGATCTTAATTCTTGTTGCTTTACCGTCCTTCCAAGCTGTCCACTCTATCTCACTAATTAACCCTTGAGTGAATAAGGTCATACTACCGATAAAGTTTGACTGCGCCTCATAGTCGAAGCTAAACTCATAATCTACACCTTTGACAGGGGCAGTGAAATATCCTAAAATGCCTTGTGTACAGAAGCTGTCCATCTCAGCAAACTTACGCTGTTTAGCTTCCTCTAATCTTTCATCAAAAGGTCTCGTCTCTTCCCATTGCTCTTTCTCAAAATTCCATCTAGGCTTTTCGATAGCACCTTCCCATCCCAAGAAGTGCATCTCAGGAATGGGACCAGTATCATCGTATACATAAGACTCTATAACGTACCCCTCTTCGTTTACTTGGTAATATTGTTTTAACATTGTTACCCTCCTTTCTTATTTTAACTTTATAAGTTATTTCCATAATAGTTTCCAGCGTAGAATGAAATACCTGAAAGACTTAACCATGACCCACCAGTATTATCTACAGTAACATCTCCGTTTGTTCGAATGTCAATACGTGCAGACTTAGTATAGTCCGAGCAGATCGCTCTAAAAATATGCCTTGCTAGAGGCTTATACCCTACAGGTAGTGTAAATATAGTATCACCAATAGCTAAACCAGTCATTAGCCCGTATAGATATACAAACCCCCCTGCGTCTTTATGGTACGCAAGCGTATGGTAATCTCCGCCAAGTAGGTTGTAGTTAGCTCCTTTGTTAGGTGATGGGTATACCATATCGGTAGGGTTATATCCAATACCTGTTCCACTTTGAAAACCCAATTCTTTAGAAGTGTACCCTGAAGGGATACTACCTGCTACAGGAGAAATTAAACTCCACCCCGTCCCTCCGACCATTCTAACTGTGATAGGTACTGCTTTTGACTGTGTGTTATAGACCTCTAGGTAGGCGTAGTTACCTGTATATGTTGTATGGTACACAATTCTAACTCTAGTCAGAGCTGGCAAGCTACCAAAAGAAGAATAGCTAGTCTGAGATAAACTAACCCCTGCGGACTGCCCAAACATTACTCCTGCTTCAAATCTTGCAAAAGTGTGACAAGTGGATAAAGGAGCAAACACTTCGAACATTGCATTATTATTATTTATACCATTAACAGATGTAGCAATTCGATACCAACCTACTGTTGCAGGGAGAGTCGCTGTCACTTCAGTTACATACGGCTTATTATAAGCACTGATTCCTTGGCTAGCTACAATAGGTCCCTCTACTTCGAATCCACCACTAATCGTAGGGAATTTATTTACAGATACAGTTTTCATATTACTGTCTATGAAGAAGATCGGTTTACCTGAAGCAACGGTTCTCGTTACAGTAGTTGTTGAGAGCTTATCAGTTGCCCGAATTTCAAATATAAAGCCTTTGGTATTGTCTAACACTACTGCTCCTGCTGTAGCTGTGTATGCAGCCCCTGAAGGCGTAAAAGTTAAATCTGTCCACGGTTGCCATGCAGAGCCTGTTACATTCTCACGATAACGATACTGTAAGGCAGAAGTTGTTCCGCTGATCGCTTGTAGAGCATTCTTTTGTGAACCTCCAATAGTGATTGGGGAGATTGTACCACTCAGCGGAATATCGATAGTATCCTCAAAACTATTCCTACGTTTCGGTGTAGAGTTGATCACTGGGTCTGAATAAGGTACCATAGTTACAGGTAAAGTTACCGTTGTTGATAATCCACGACTATCTACTGCTGCAATTGAAGCTGTTATATTTGTTGCTGAATTAACTGCACCATAATCTACGTTAACTGTAGCAGAGGCAGAATAGTTAGCAGACTTAGTTACCCCATTGATTGTAACATTGTACTTCACGATTGAAGCTCCGTTCTTCGGAGACGCTTTAGACCCAGAAGGAATAATTACTCGTAAAGATGATTTATTCTGAATGATGTTTGTTTTTGCTCCTGTAACTGCTAAAGTAACTGCATTAATATCCTCATAAGATAATCCTGTTGCAGAGAATGTTGGAGCATTTGTACTTGGACGTACATAGAAATAAACATCCTTACTTACAGCACTTCTAACTTGCACACCGTTATAGTAGGTAGTCGTAGTTACTGTCCCTTTTAGGTTATTAGCTGAAGTTCCGATGGCACTATATAGTGAGTCCTGCTCCGTACTTGAAGGGGTCCATGTTGTGCCATAGCCAACACCTGTAATTGTTTTTGTATAAGAACCTAGCTGAATAGCTACAGTATGTGTAAACTCACTATCATTCCGAGCAATTCCTACATAAATATCTTGATCTACATACACTTTATTATCTGCTCCTGCTAAACCATTCGTAACCTCTCCAATAGAAGCAGCAGGGACCGATACAGTTCCTGTGTAAGTATTATAACCTAAGTTAGTAGAACCACTGTATGTATTTAGGTTGATACGGAATGTGGCTGAGCTTCGACCACCAATAGCTGTGAATATTCTTGTTTTACTTGTCTCATCAAACTCAGAATTTTTTGACGTTTCTGAAGTTGAGAAGTTGATCGATTTAATAAACGTCCAAGTTCCGTCTGCTGCCTGCACATCGATGTAGGCAATGTGAGTAAAAGAAGAAGATGCTCTTGAGATAGAAATAGTGAAATCACTACCTGCTGTAAAACTAGCACTAGACGATAATGTAGATTTCCTTGGAATCGTATTCAAGGTAAACGTCTTTGAAACCAGATCAATTCGATTGTACCATGAACCACTAAGACTAACCTCTGCATCGAAGTATCCATCAATATAGAAGTCTTTTGTACCGTCTGCATCATGTGTAATTGTTTTAGATTTTGTAGCAATTAGTTTCTTTTGTCCTTTGTTAAGGTCCGCTAACCCTGCTCCACTAAATGTGTATGTAGTTCCGGCAATGATAATAGCCCCATCTTTAGTATCAGTTGAATTTACATACCCATAACTATCTGCTTCCCAGTACATTTTTGCTGTAATTGTACTACTGTTATTTGATATATTCTGTGTTGCTGTCCATTCGATCGACAGCTTATAGTTAGAGGCAACGTCTCTAGAGACAACACCTGATAATGCCATAAGTTATTCCTCCTTAAAAATACTCTTCTCTCTTAATATAGAAAAAGCACGTACTGTCTGTATCTTTATTATATCATACAAACAATACGTGCTTATTTATTAATCTTGGTTTGCTACGAACGCCCAGCCATTCCATCCTCCAGAGTTTACGTTGAGAACTTTAATACCTCCCATCGTAATCTCTTGCTGTGCTCTTAGTTTGGTAGAAACGGTTTCGTCCCCATTTAAGTAGAATACTTTCTGGAAGGTCCCGTTACCGTCTTTCCAATACCCGGCAAACTCGTCCGGCGTAATTTGAGTAAAGCCAGTCTCTTTACGGTCTGCGTCTAGCTGAGAAACACGAATACCGTTAACGTCCATACGGATGTTAGTGTTATAGATTTCTCCTGTAGCTAATGACCATTGGAGTGCTACGTCTCCGATTGTAAGCATTGCCCCTGTTAAAGTTGCATCCACACTACCATAACCAATAAATCGTACGTTTATTTTATTTGCTGTAGGCGTAAATGTAAAATAGTTAGCTGCATATCCTACAGTCGTATCCGCACTATTATCTGCAATCTGAGTAGTAGTTACTCCATTCTCTTGAATTTGAATAAAGAATCGATATGAAGAATCTGCCCCACCTGTACGCTTGTTTAGATACCAAGATAGAGTGTAAGGTTGCCCCGGAATTACGTCTACGTACTGGAAAATTCCTTTGTTGTTTCCGTCTGGGTTAAACTGGAACCCACTACCAAAGCCTAAAGTATCTAACTCAGCGTTACTAATTGTATCAACCACATTTCCTGTAGCAGAATAGTCACTCCAGAAATCTCTATCAGCATAACCTACACTATTTTTAAGTAAGTTCATACCGCCTGTTGCAGAGAACTTAGCTGTAATGTTTGTAGCTGTTTGCTCTAACTCAGTGGACGTGATGTAAGGTGAGAAGTCCAGAGAATCTAATCCGTTTTTAACTTTCTCGTCTACCTCATCTCCAGTAACAAACTGCCCTAAATCATCTTGCTTTGCTACGTCTCTCATAGCTAGCGTGTACTCTACAGAGTTCATAACAGTGTTAACGATAGAGTCATCTTTGATAACCTCTTCTGCATTGGATAGACGCTTTTGCAGCACTGGAACGATGTATTTAAGAATATCTGTTACTGTGGCTAGGTTTAAAGCGTAACGAATGCTACCTTTAACGATCGCTGGTGTTCCTGCTGGATAAGATATAGAAATTGAATTGTCACCTTTTATAAGAGGTAAAATTCCTTCGTAAGGGACAATCTCCTGAATCGGGTCTACTAATCTATAAACCAGCTGGTATTTATTTATTGCTTGCTCTGTAATCGCTAAAGACTCTCCGTCTGGGACCGGGTTGTACGATGTACCCCCTGCACTTACTACAGCAGTAGAACGGCTTAAATCTGTATCTCCGATAGGGTGCCATACTTTATTACCTGTTCCTGTGTACGCAGAGCCGAATGTTCCGTTACACATCTTCCATCCATTAAAGTAAGCTTTAATTTCATCTGTCGTAGGTGTATATGAATCTCCCCACCCACTATCTGCATCAGAGACAGTAATGTATAATGTCCCTTCACTATTTCTCCCTATAACCTGATCGGCAGTTGAGAGTCCCGTAATGATAGTTGACAAGTATTGTCCATTATGCTTAGCGGCTTGTACTGAAGCATCTACTACCGTTGTAAAGAAACCAGTAACCTTTACAGCTTTAAATCCACCGTAATCACTATGCAGTACCCAGTTGTACGAACCGTCTAGGTCAGTATCCTCCCATTTTTTAACTTTTACCGCCTGTCCTTGAGTGTTCCATGAGAAAGTATCGTTATTTGTTCCATCCCCGTAGAAAGCCCCGTTAATAATTAATGAAGCTGCTGAGGTGAAACTTGGAGCCGTTACAGGTTTAATACGTTTACCGAAAGCACTTACCGACTCTTCAGGGGCGATAGTGTATGTTCCTACTGAAGTATTTCTTTCTGCTTTAACTTCTCGATACGATACATCTCCGTTTTTAACTAGGTCAAGGCGTACCCGTCCACTAACAATAGAGGAATTAGTAGCTTTTAGTTTATAAGAAACCCGATACCATGTACCGCTTAATAATCCCGATACTCCCATATCTGTTAGATATACGTTTTTATATTGTACCCTTGTGTTGCTAGAGTCGTAGAACTCAATAAAGAACGGAGCAGCTTCATCATATGCAGCTATGTCTCCAATCTTTATATCTACAGAGGCTGTAACCTCATCCCCATTAGCTACGGTAAAATAGTTTGAAAAGAGAGAAAGATATCCGTTAGTCGTTGCTCCTGATTTAGTTACTCGAGCAATCGGACTATTAGGCTTATCATCTTCAGCAGGTAAAATAGTGTACGAACTTGTTTGACCTGTCCAGCCAGTTTTTCCATTAGCAAAGGATGAGTTCATTACTAAGTTTCGTCCAACAATCTCCCACCCGTCTGCATGCTTACCTTCAAATTCAGGTAAAGCTACACTAGCAATTGGTGATGTGATCGTTACAGGGTTTGTTAATGGTTTCGTCTCATATTGATCAGATGCACTTACAGCCTCGATAGCATCCTGTACAGAACCTTCTCCGACTGTATCTGCGTAGTCCTGTTGTCTATTTTGAATCTCTACGTTTAATAGATTCAATCGTAGCTTGTACTCATTCCATGCAGCTTCCCAATCCGCAGGGACGATTGTATTAGTCGCTGTAGACACGATATCCCATGCTTTAGGATTTAGCCCTGAAAGGTATGTATTCAACGCTGTATAGGCGTTACCGTAGTTCACATAGGCTGTATTGCTTGTAGGCATTCCAATATCTCGAGCAGCTTTACGGATGGAGTAGGCTTCTCCGACCCCACTTGAATCGATTGTAGCTAGTGAAGGCATTGAGTCTGTATTATTTAAAAATTTTCCTACAATTGTAGCTAAGTCCCCACGAACGACTGCACGTTCATATCGAGTTAATTTATTATCTGCTCCAAGATCGTTTATTCCATTGTAAGCATCCTCTACTTGCTGCGCTGCATCTGGGTCTAACTGTTCTAGATTAATAGGTCCCGTAGGTTCAAACTTTCCTGTAGAAGCTCTATATACGTAGAATTTATATGGAGAACTAGACGTATCCATCCAGATCATACCGTCTGTAGGGTTAGTTGGTTGTACTGGTGATGAAGTTATATCGTTCATATCAATGAGTGTAAGCTGTGCTGAAGCTACTCGTTTTGCCAAAATAATCCACTCCCTTTATAAGTAAAGGAGAGCTAGAAACTTAGCTCTCCTTAAAATAGTCTCTATCTATATTATAGCACATTAAGCTTTATCTACATCTACGATCAAGTTTCCTACGCCTGAAACGTCTGTAGAAGGGACAGTTAATGTATCTGCTGTAGTCGGATAAGTCTTAACAAGGGTACCGTTTGGATTGTATAGAGCCCATGTAAACTTATAACCTGCATTAGAGATAACTGCACCTGCCTGAATCAGTTGAACGGTAAGGACTGTGCTGCCCTCTCCATTTTTGAAGATACTAGCACCGAGAACATTAGCCTGTATTTGGTCTTGAACATCCTTAACCATTATAACTGCTGAGTATTTAATACCTGTTGTAGGTGCGGTAGCTACGACCTTAAATCCTTCGATACCTGAAATTGCATGCGGCTCGACTGTAAGTGTTGCAGCGTTTACCGTTGTTGCAGTATTCACAGTAGGGATAGCTGGTGTAGATGTATCATATCTACTAATTACTAAGTTCCCTGCGCTTGTCGAGATGTCTCCAGCGTACTTAAGTACACCAGATGTAGTACCTATATACACTTTAGCTCCGATCGCATTTGTAGGGAAAGCCGGGATTGTAACTTTTAAGTCATTTCCAGCGGTAACCGCTTGAGAAGCTTCAGTAGAACCTAGTGTCTCTCCAGATAAACCTAACCATGTATATTTAACATAGTACGTTCCGGCAGTTAATTTAGTATTTGCGTTGGCAACTTGAGCTAAAGTTGGAGCTGTAGTTGCTGTCGCAACAGAGTTAATTAATCTCCATCCATCTCCTCCGTCTGCATCCCCACCACTTGCTGTAGTAGCAGCTGGGTCTTGGATATACCATTTGAATGCTGTAGGTGTTACTTTTCCAGAACCCTTATATAGATCAGCTTGTAAAAGAATCTCTCCCCCACTGTTACGGATTGTATCTCCGTTTGGAGTCCATAAGTTAAGGAAATAAGCGTCTGTACCTGTAGCCCCTGTAGCTCCATCTTTAACGACAGGAATAGCTTGCTCATCGAGCATTTGTGTAGTTCCATGAGTAGGTGTCCCAGTCCCTGCAATGTACATACGAATACGAATAGATTTTACATTCGTTGCAGAAGGTGTATATGTTTTACCTGCTGTAGGCTCAGTTCCAGATGACGTATATTTGTCATTGTAAGTAGTGCCATCTGTAGACTCGGCAATAATGAATCGGGCACCGTAAGCTGTTGGTGTACCGTTACCTACAGCCGATGTAGCCGAAGCTGTAATCGTTGCTGGGTTGTACACGTTAGAAATATTTTGTTGAATAGCATTAGCAGATGGAATCAAACGGTATAACGTTGGTGAAGAACCATTTTTAGTTCTCGTAAACGTTTGAATCTTTGTTAAGCTGATAGCTGTACCATTAGCACGTTTACCTGTGATTGTATATGTTATAGAGGCAGTATCTGTAGTCATACCAGAAGCATTACCTACTACAGCATATTCTCCCCCATCAGTAATAGCGCCAGCTACGATTGTTCCAGATGTTACAGCAGCTGTAACTTTCCACGTACCATTTGCTGTACCTGTTCCGTCATATGTAAGCTCTGTAGCTCCCTCGAATAAACGAATGTTTGTTCCAGTAGCTGAATAAATTCCGTTGTTACCTGCTGAGTCAGCAGCTACAGTTGAAGATTCATTTGTTAAGATAGCAGTTAAAGCGTTAACAGCATCTGCACCAGCAGAACCGTTTGTAACTTTTACGATCTCATACTGTACTTTGATTGTAACGTCAAAATTAGTTTGTGGGTCTGTATAAACAACTACGCAAGTAAAAATTTGGCTAGTAACATTCGAAGGGATATTCGATTTAATAGTCAAAGTTTTTGCAGTAGATGTTACAGCTCCCGTAGGGATAGCATAAGTGTATCCGTTACCTGTAGTCCCTCCTGTAGTTTCTGCTAAAGGAGTATCTGTTTGAGTTCCCTCATACCACTTTACAGATTTAACTTGAGTAGAAGGTAAAAGGTTAGACCCGTCCCCTCCTGATACATATAGCTCAGGAGTAATTACTAGGTTAGTTGAACTAAAGCTAGGTGCATATGAATTATTATTTGGGTCGAAAATTTGCGTTTTGTAATTTCCGTTTGCATAGAGAATATACTGTCTCACATCGTTTAAATCGGTTAAGGTAATCTGAGCGGTAGCTAATGACATAGGTTTTTCTCTCCTTCTTCACTTAAAATATTTTTTTTTCTACTCTAGTAGTTCACAGTTGAAAACTGCCCGTACTGTTACGTCCGCTGGTGTAATCGTAATTGATTTTGCGCCTGTAGAGTGTGCGTTATTCCATGCAGTATCTCCATCTGCATCGTCCGAAACTCGAGTCCATTTAAACTTACTTGCATCTGTAACATCTGTGATATCTTCGGTCCCTCGGTAAGCTTTAGCAAATAGAATCGTATTGATAGCCCCTTTTCTAAAGATGTTACCATTCGTACTGATAATCTCGACCTTATACGTTACTTTTTTCTCTACTTCGTCTACTCGAGTATTTGTATCGACTACTGCTTCCGTTAAATTGCTCTCTACATCTGCAACCTTTTGGTTTACATCTGAGATAGCTTTTGTAAACTCTTCAGACTCTACTTTAGACTTAATCATATCTGCTACTTGCAAGAAAGTAGACTCTGTATGTTTATTAGCATTTTCTTCTGCTTCTTTTGCTTGAGCTAAGGCAATAGCATCAGCCGCTTTTTGGAAAGCTGCGGATAAGTTACCAACAGCAGTGTGGTAATCAGCAAACGCTTGATCTACTGCTGCTTTGTCTTCTGAGCTAGCCTTGTTATCTATAATTGCTGCGTTAATGATATCGATTAAGTCTGTGAACTGAGTATCGTACGTTGACTTTGCAGTTTCTAGTGCTGTTTTCTCAGTTGCAGGAAGATAAGTGTTTGTGTCAATCTCAGTGAATCGAGCGTCAAGGTCTGCTTTTTCAGTACGTAAACTATTGATATATGTTTCAATCGCTTTAGCTTCAGTACTGTCTACAATGCCATCTAGGAAGGCTCCATCTACATATGTATCTAGGTCTCCTACAACTTTCTCCAAGTCATCTATATCTTTCTTGGCTCCAGCTACTAGGTCATCTGCATACTTCTTAACGTCTTCCATATCGAGATCATATTCATCTCTACTTACCTTTGTCTCTATTTTACCATTAATTACAGTTATGGTAGTTTTTACGTCCTCTAAATCATTAATTAAATCTTCAAAAGAGATTGTTCCGTCTCCATCATCATCTCCATCGCCTCCACCGAAAGAGGCAATAGTCTTGCCATCGATGTATACACCTTCCTCATTTACTTCGAGTGCATGAGCTCGAGACTTTAAGATTACGTTTCCATCTTTATCAATTCCCATAGAAGAAAATTTTTCAGCTTCCTCTTCCGGGTTATTTGTTCCTACCTTTTGAGTGATCTGAAAAGCTCCGTCTGTAGTCATTTCCATGAACGTAATTCCTGTACCTTCTGTATGCCTGCTACCTAGACGTACAGTACCGTCCGATTTAATGAAGAAGGTTACTCTATGCTTATCATAAATCCCTTGGTGAACGTAAAGCAAAGTAGGAGAGTCTGGAGACTTTGGCTCAATCAGCTCTCCGTTTGCGTATCTTGAACTTGGCAATAAATCATAATCAAATTCTACGTCATTAACATAATCGTTCTCCGGGTCCGAGTCTGTAATATACATAAATGACTTACCTGAGAACGTAACCTCTTGGTTACCATTCCCGTCAATATTACGGTAAGTCATAGAAGGATAGAGAGTAAATAGCTGCCATAACTCCTGTTGAAGCTGCTCGTCCGATTCATCTGCACTAGTAAAAGAGGTACGAGTAAGCTGAGACTGGTTGCTTGTATCTCCATAAATATTGAGTACGATCGGATAATCTTTATTCCCCTCCATGAAACCGATAAGCACAAGGGAGCCGATTGTTACTAGAGTATTCGTACCATAGACTTTCCCTTCTGGCGTAGTTCCTCCGAATGCGACAGGCAAACGTGCAGAGAATTTACCATTATCAGTCGGGTTCTTTACTGTTGAATTTTTATGCAATGTTGTGATAACGTCTACTGTATTGTATTTGTAGTTAACCTTCACTACCCTTGCTAAGGAAAGTTTAACGATGTTCTGTCCTTCTTTGTTCATACGTTTCATTTCCTTACCTAGCTGAGACTGTAATCTATTGCCAGTAAGGGGAGTTATAAATTGACCGAAGCTACCATTATCCAACTTACTCACCTACCTTTATTGAAGTCTAAGTACATGTCCATTAAATTTCTGCCAATAGTAACCGCTAGCCATATTAGCCTCGGAGATACCTGCCTTTGTTTGGAAACCAATGAACTTCCCATTTCCTGAATAGATACCAATGTGTCCGTCTTGTTTATACGTATCGAAGTAAACAATGTCTCCGATCTGTAGCATGGCTTGTGCAGCTGTTTTAGAGCTACCTCTCTGGCTAATTACTTTTAGCTGTGGGTCTATTTTAATTGTATCTGTATTCATTCCCGTGGAACCGCCTTTTAGCGTAACCCCGTTAAGCTGATAGCACCACCATACGAACGAAGAACAGTCACCAATAATCGGATTACTTAGGAAGATATTAGTTCCTTTACGACCTCCACCGAACACATATTTAGAAGCTCTCTGTGTCATTTGTCGAGCAGTAGCTAGTGCTCCCATAGCTCCACCGCTACCTTGCATGTTACCCCAGTTACCAGATGCATCTCCAGAGCCTGAGTTGCCTTGTGTAGCGTTTGCGGCTTGTGCGGCAGCTAATAGGTCTTCCAACGAACTTTCACCCAGATAGCCGCCTTTAAAGTCCTCTGCTTGCCCCCATAGATTTGAGAAGCGTTTAGCGCCTTTATCTGGTAAACCTCTTGTTACTCCTAATATAGTAGTAAACCCATTTGTAAAGCTAAATTCGTGCTGAACCGACTCGATATAGAACTCCCATGTTGTGTTACGTTCAAAGTCCTCATACATAGCTCTAGTTCCAATACGATAAACCGGGTTCCCTAATACTCGGATATCTCCACTGTAGAAGTTAGCATTCTCACAATACCAGTTAAATAGCTTTTGAGTAAACTTCTCTAGCTTCTCACTAGCTACGCCTTTTTCCTTACTAATCTTCTTATCCGTTTTTGTACCTGTAGTTGCAATAATATTATCGTATTTTTCTCTATCAAAATTACCGTCCTTTAATGCATCTACAATTGCCTTAGCACTATTCTCAGTTAATCCCGGGAATTGTGTCATCATATCTGTAGCTACTTGGTTACCTTTCTTTCGTAACGTCTCAGCATCTGCCAGTTTATTATCTGTGATATATTTTGCAAGATCATCGAAGGCAGGTGCTTTAGCGGTAGTTGGTGTAGCTGGTTGTGTCTCTCCTGTTGTAGGGTTAGTAACTTGAACTCTAACACTCTGAGCATTCTGTTGCTGATCTTGGTTTGTATCTGTGCCAGTGTCAGTCCCTGTTCCGCCTCCATTTGTACCTGTAGCATCTGGAGCTGCATTTGTATTAGGGTCTACTCCAGCTAATGTTCCTGAAAGTAGGTATCTATTCTGAGCGTCTAAACGTTTGTAACCGTACTTCTTAAGTAGCTCTGGGTGGTATTTAGGATATACACCTAAATCCATACTGTTAAATTCCATTAAGTTAGGAGCCTGTACAACATATACAGAATACATTTCAGAATCGGATTTACCGAACGACTCTTCTACTACAAGATCAGAAGTAAATCCGTAAGAAGGTAATGCTTGCCACTTATCTTCATCGAAGGGTGTAGGGCGCATAACTGCTGCACATGTTCCGTCAGGTGTATACTCAAAGAATAATTCATTAAACGGCTTGGCTGCTACGTCCTCAAGGAACTGCCTAATACTACCTTCGTAGTTAATAAATGGTGTAACATCTGCTAAGCTCTCGTCCTCTAACCAGCTTGTAAATCCGTGAGTTAAGTAATCTTTTAACCCTTTACCGTTAGAGAAATTATATTCTGCATGCTTGTATACGAAACGTTCCATTAATTCGTTCCCAATACCTGCTGCGGTATTTCCTGAGAACTTTAATCCGTTCTCTGTTCCATCTGGTAGCCACCCAATAGAAGGAATAACTGTAGCTACTTCCTGAATAACTCCTACCTCAAAATCAATTAAGGCTTTTGTCATGGCTCGACCAGTAATACGGTAAAGTAAAGTTCCGTTTTCATATTCTCCTTCTTTATGAATATCAGAAATCAGTCCTACCATGATGTAAGGATTATCCGGGACACCCTTTGTAGTGTCTGGAATAGCTCGTATACGAATTAAATCATTCGAGTTAAGGATTGCATCCCATTTTTCTTTTGCAAGGATTACAAGGGAGAATACGGGGCTATCATCTGCCATTGAGTTTTTACAGCTGAAAGAGATAATAGCTTCTTCAAAATCTGCTTGATTGAGCTGTTTTCCTGTATTGTATGTAAGTTCATAGCTTGTCTTTTCTGTAACTAAGTCCACTTCAAATGTTGGGTATCTTTTGATAATAGTTGTCAATTAAGTTTCCCCTCTCTATCATATTTGTTCATAAATGTCAACCCCTTCATATACTATTATAGCACGAACATTCTAAATTTTTTGGAAATAAGAAAAGAGAGCTGTTACACTCTCTTTGTCTCAATTGCATGGAATCCCATAGAGCCGTAAATCTTGTTCTGTACTGCATCGGCAATGCTTTGAAGTTCCTTACTGTTTTTGACTTTCTCAGATGCCTTTTCGTCTCCCTTAACATTAACGTTAATATTGGAGTTAACTTTAACACTACTGTTTGAGCTAGAGTTTGAGTTAACACTAGAAGTACCTGCGTTAGTCTTGGCTTGTGGGCTCTTACCGTTACCGTACTGATTGTACCAATCATTAGCGTACCCTATACGTTTTTCCATCATCGGCTTTCCGGCTTTCTCGTAATGCTTCTCAAAATACTTAGCAGCTTCTGTAGGGTTAAGTTTATTTAACTCGTCTATACTACCGTACTGTCCAGATTCAAGCTCCTTCCAAAGGAAGTTAAGCTGCGTCTCCATAGAGTTAACGTCTCCGCCTGTTTGCTTAGCATAATTGTTAAGGTCTTTTCTACGAGGTCCTAACCACTGAGCAAGCCCTCCGTTTGGAGCAGTAGGGTCTATCTGAGACTCTTGCTGTAAGTTACCCATGATACCGGCAATAGCGCCCTCAGACATCCCTTTGCCAGCGAAGAAGTTCCAAGCCTTCTCAGAGTTAGAGTTTCCTGTAACAGGTGTTGCAGCTCCTGTACCGCCTGTTCCTGTACTTGAAGCATTACCATTACCGAAAATACCATTCTGTGATCGAGCTTGAGCTAGAATCTGTTCTGCACGGTTAAGTAGAGTTTCATAAAGCTTTAAGTTCTCTCTTTCTTGACCGATGTTAGATAGACGCTTATTCTCTGCACGATCTTTCGTATTAGTATTTTCACGTTCTAACTGAGATTTGACTGTACCTTTTTCTTCTTTCTTATCTTCTCCAATGGTAAAGGCTTTGCTCATAGTTTCCTTAGCTTCTGCAATCTCTTCAGGTGTTTCGAGCTTTTTCTCTCCACCATTGAATTTACTACCAATCCAGCCTCCGAGACTACTACCTGCGATACCTCCGACAATAGAGCCTCCGATACCACCAATAACTGTACCTAACCCCGGAACTACAGAGCCTAGTGCAGCACCGGCAGCTGCTCCCCCTCCCATACCTCCGAGGATACCGCCTCCAACAGAGCCGATTGCTTCTGCTTTTTTACCTTTCTCAGCAGACAGGATTTCTCCTGCTCCGATAGCTAGGGATAGAGGTAGCGCAGCTTTACCAAGAATTTTTCCGCCTTTGCCTAGGAAACCTTTAAGTCCTCCAGCAGCTGCCCCTTCTACAGCTCCAGATGTTCCTCCGCCGCCCCCTTTATTAAACCAGCCTCCGACTTTCTCTTTAGCTGAATTGAAGAATCCACCAGTTTTTTCTTTAGCAGCTCCGAAGAAACCTCCGGCTTTATCTTTAACACTACTAAAGAATCCACCTTTAGGGGCTCCTTCAGGTGTTGGACCTTTAGGTACGTTAGGGGTGTCAGTACCGTTTCGACCGAACCAGCCACCTACAGTATCTTTAGTACGACCTAACCAGCCTTTTCTCTCGGATTGGATTGGATTGCCTCTTGCGTCTACGATAGGTGGTACACCACCACCGCCTCCACCTTTTGGGCTACCTCCTTTAGGACCTTTACCGCCTCCTCCGAATTTCTTACCTACTCTACCTCGTAGTAAACTAGAACCTGCTAGAGATAACGTAGATGCAGCTAGAGCAGCTGTAAACGCTCCTACAGCTATAATTGAAGCGTATAGCGCAGGATTTAATCCACCTAAGTTCGAGTTAGCTACACGTAAAGCTTCACCAAAGTCATATAACTGTGTTGCTTGCTTTTCAGTTGTAGCTTCAGATTGATTATCAATAGCCTCATGAGAGTTCTGATAATTGGAGAGTTTTTCGTCTCCTTCTTTCTTACCTGTCTCTTTATCTTGGTTAAGAACTCTATCGATATTATCTTGGCTTAGGTCTCCTTTACGGTAGGCATCCATTAGTCCTTCGGCTTGCTCTGCTGTAATGTCTACCCCTAAGTTGTTCTCGATGATAGAAGCAAATGCTTCATTCTGCTCAGCTTCAGAACCTCCGGGCATAGCTCCTACGGCTGCACCTGCAAGAGAACGTACGTTGTCTGGGTCACTAATACCTTTGTCCATTTGTTTACGAAGTTCCCAGCGTCCTTCAATACCTTGATACTTCGTACCTTGACCAAATAGTAAACGAGTTTGAGCGTCATTGAATCCGCCTCGAATACCTTCATTCAAGTTAGACATAAGTTCTGCGCCTTGCTCCCCTTGTAGAGAACGGACACCTGTTTGAGAAAGAACAGACTGCATACCCATTACGTTCATTACTTCGTCATTAGTTAGAGTACGCCCACGGGATACTCCATCTAATAAACCTTGTAGAGCTTTTAATTGATCTTTTTCTCGACCTTCCATCCCACTTGCCTTGATAGCTCCAATAAAAGCGTCTTGAATATCTTTCGACTGAGTACCGCTTACAGCGCCTGTGCTATATACAGAGTTGAAGAAATCTTTAGTAGTTGCAGAGTCTACTCCAGTAGAACGACTAAACACAGCTTGGTTTTTCATAGCTGAATTAAGATCATCCATTCCCTCGAAACCATTATTAGAAAGATAGTTTTGTTGGAAGTCCAGCATGTCTTGTCCGCCAAAACCTAGCTTATTAGAAAGACCTGCTTCTAGTGCATTGTCACGGATACCTTCTCTCCACTGTTCCCCTTCCATGCCTGTGTGCTGTCCAATGGAAACAACATCATCACGGATACCTTTATTCAGTGAGGCTCCTTGACCATACAGACTACCAAACACACCTGCAAAGGCACCACTAGCAGCAAAACCGATAGCTGGAGCACGTTCATACATCATACCAGATAGGGTACCACGTTCAGGTTTGACTTCAACATTTCCTCTTGTTAAACGCTCATTGTATGACTCCATGTTTTGAATCGTACGATTAAGGACACGGTTTAACTCTAAACGAGCATCCATCTCCTTATCCATTGATTCAATCGTCTGCTGTAGAGCGATCTTCTTATCAATGTCTCGATCAGTAGCTGCCGGATTCTGTTGAATCTCTTTAACTTGCTCATGTAAGGATTTACGCTCTTGACCGATACGAGTCATAGAGTTCATGTTCTCTTCACGTTCGTTTACATACCCCTGTGAAGCTGTACGGTAGTCTTTTGAGAAGCTTTGTGCTTGCTGGTAAGATAAGTACTTAGACGCAGCCCCTCTTCGAGACAAGCTGTCTGCACGTCTTTCCAGCTTATTTACTTCCTGAATTTTATCCGTAACTTTATTCAGCTTACTAGCAACTTCATCTGCCTCATCTGCTAGAGTAGACATAATCCCCTTAGCTTTATCGAAAGAGCCTGAACCTGAAGGGAGGTTGAAAATGTCATTAGAGTTAAAAGCGCTTTTAAAGTTTTTAGAATAATTTTGTTGAAAAGTAGCAAATTCACGATAAGCTCTTAATGATTGGTCATATTCTTTTTGTAATTTCTTTTGTTGATTAATTGCTGTTTCTGTCTGATCGACCATAGCTTGCTTTAGGTTTTCAATTTCTTTACGTTGCTCTTTAGTAGCTCCTACAGGCATCTCAATCCCGTCAGACATGTTTCTCATTTTTTGTTGGAGCTCTGTAAGATCACGGTCCATCTCATTATAAAGTTTAGTAAGCTGTCTCATGGAACGCATGTTTTTGTCCATATCTTTTTGATTGGTTGTAGAATAATCACCTACACCTTTCATATGAACACTGTTAAGCTTATCCATTAATTGACTGATCTGTTGGAGCTTGGAGACCGCCTTACTCGTTTCCGCATCGACATCAAATATGTACTTTTCTTTATTTGCCATGTATAAATCACTCTCCCTTCGAGACTATAAAAAATGAGGTAAGGGCGTTAACCCTTACCCCGTTACAATGTACTAAAATCATCGTCATCATCTTGAGCATTGAAGAGGGCAATCGATTTATCAATTGCTGCTTTATCAATGTCAGGTAGTCGATCAGTAAGAGCAGAATCAGATTCTGGTCTATCTTGATCGTCCACAAGGTCTTTCTTACCGCTGGTTGCTGCAAGTCTTCGAGCTTTCTCTTCAGCTGCTTGGATTTGCTTATTAATATACTGCTCAACCTCTGTTTCACGGGTAGTCTTCCCACCTGCTTCTAGGTAAGCATTATACTCATCTAAGCTGTCAAATTTCATTGCCAAGTTCTTACGATCTTCAGCTCGAGTAAGTTCTTCAACTTGTCTAGCAATATCATCAGGGTCATGACCGTCTTTAAGGATTTCCCAATCCCCAACATCTCTGTTCCATACTTCCTCTTCGAAAGTAGAGTCAAAGTGTTCTGAATCGACTGTAAGTCCTTTACGAGCAAGTTCCATTTCTCTATGATCTTCATTTAATGAAAGAATCATTAAATCAATTTGACGATCTGTTAAGGCACGGAAATCCGGGTTAGTAGGCATCGTCTTAAATGTTTTCATTAATGCCCACAGGTTCCGCATATATGGAGTCCGAGATAGAGCTTTTAACCCACCAAGCTTATCTATCTCAAAGGCGAAAGTTGTCAAGCCACTGCTTGAAATCGACCCCAATCTTGAATAGGATATCTAAGTTATAAATATCTTCATCGTTAGCTAACTCTTTCGGTACTTCAACCCCTGTTGTACGGATTGTTGCTAGAGTTTGATAGACTGTGTTAGTATAGTTATCTAGGTATGTATTCATTCCGCCTAAGTAAGCAGCTGCACGGGCTTGAATTTTACCAATTTCAATTGCGTTAGGTGCTTTAATTTTAATTGTAAATTTTAACCCTAAATCTTCAAAATTGTAATTCTCGATAAATACATCGTTTACTCCTCGAATAATACGATCTACAACTTTTTTCTTTTGTGTATTTAACTCCGCTTCACGTTCTTCAGGAGTCTTTTCTGGCATTAAATCTTCAAGTTGGTTTTCATAATTTTCAGACATTTTTAATCCTCCTATGTAGTAGTCTCTACTAGTAATATAGCAGTACTTAGTTTATCTATCTTTATTATAGCATAGAAAAAAGCTACTACATGAGTAGCAGCTTAGAACTTGTATTGGTAGTAGCCGAAGCTAGCAGATTGAATTTTAGGGTTATAATTTTTTGCTTGATACAGCAATGCGTACGGAGAGGATAGCTTATACCCTTTAGATTTTAAATGCGTAAAGATTTCAGCCGATTTAGCAGGTCTGCCTATCTCCTTTAAGAATAGCATAATCTCCTGAGCGATTGTTTGTACATCTCTTCGAGTAGATTTGCGTTCTCCTTTTTTAAGAGATTTTTTATATTCCTGATCTTTTGTTAGCTCTTTTGCATGACTATAATTAATTGGCTCTGGGTCAACCTCCTTCTTTAAAGGTTCAAAAAAGCGCTTGTTAAACCGTTCAACAGCCTCTTCTAGTGATTCTTTTTTCATCTTTTGGATTTCCTGTGTGTTTGGTTTAACTTCCTCTACAACAGGTTCCTCTTCTTCTGTTGACGGTTCTTCAATTAACTTTACAATATCTTCTGCCGGAGTTACTTGAACTTGGTTGACTACCTCTGCCTGAACAGGATGTACATTATCGATCTCATCTAATTTACTTAAACGTTGGATAGTAGATTTGTACTCATCCATTAACTTGTCCATTTGTTCCGCATGTCTAGCTTCCTGTCGTACTCTTTCTTCTTTGATGTAGTCGATATATTCTTCTAGCGCTTTTCTCTCTGTAAATGTTACACTCATTTATTATGTCCCCACCCTTTTAAGATTTTCTCCATTTTAACGCTCTCTTGTTCTCTTAGTCTCATTTGAGATTCAACGTACTGCTCGAATGTCATGTTTTGAAGCTTTCGGAACTCTATTGCAAACTGTTCCAGCAGCTCTTCAGTCAGTCGCTCTCTTAGTGCCATGTCACCAACTCCTACTAATTAATTTACTGTATTAGTATAAAATTAGATTTTCTTTAAGTCAACATCAAATTTTAAATAAAAAAAAAGACACCCTTTCGGATGTCTTAAGTTTGCGTTCCTATCACTGTTCCGTCTGTATCGGATGTAGGAGCACCATTTTTAATTCTGAGTTTACCTGTACTGTCAACCCATATACGATAAGTACCTAATACAAGATGCTCCCTATCCCATGTCCCCTCTAAAGTCATGTCACTCTGCCCTGTTGACGTAATCTCAGTGACAGTAATATAATCTACAACAATCGAACTAGCTACAGCTGAGTTACATTGCATTTGTAATCTCCACTGATAGAAGGAAGGAGTTTTAACTAGCATGTGTCCTGTAATCCAGTTATTAGCTAATTTAGAGCCACCAAAGCTAACTGTCTTTAAAGCTCCTTGCGTATTTTGGTGATCATTTGCAAAAAGAGACCAAGCTCCAGTATCTGAAGGTTTAACCCTAAAAGACACTAAATATAATGAGTTAGGTTTCATTACATATTTTGTTCTCCTATTTTGGTATTGTGCTGAAGAGCTGTAAGTAACTGCATCAGGGTTTAGTTTATCAGTACCTGTATAGTTTACAGAAGAAACACCTCCACCTGCATCCCAATCCCAAAGCTTCCCTGTTACAACAGGCTTGATAGTAGGTAGAGAATTAAAATGAACGCAAGGTAGAATAACATTCGATTTACTTGTCCCATCAAAGTCTTTTACTTTTATACGCCAATCTTTTCCGTCAAATGAGTTAACTACTACCTTATCTGGTATAGATATCCCTTCTGTTACTGTGTCATCAGAATCTATGTGTAAATGGTATTTATCTACTGTAGATGGAGTAACACGGCAATTATGAAATTCAACGACTCCTGCATTCCCTTTTAAATTACCTGTATACCATGAACCCACGTTTATAGCTATCTCAGCGTTTTGAACAGATTTAGCATTGTTGTATATTTGAGAATCGTAAACTTTTACATTAGCTTTACCAAATGTACCAATGCCTGCACCGTTATCATAAGCAGCGCTATCGTGGACCCTTACTTCCTTACACCATTCAAAGTTTAACCCGTTTGTAGCGTTTCCGTAGGATTTGATATTTCTCAATACTACATCTTCCCCACCGTATACACTAATACCTTGCCAAGTATTATAGTACACATCACAATTCGAAACTTCAACGTCTTTTACTAACTTATTGTTTAAGTAGTCACCAGAAACGTGAACAGGAGTCCCCTCTACGTTCCATCCTCTTATGTTTCGGAACTTTACATTTGAGTCTCCCGATCTGGTAGTGATTCCGAAGCTCTCTAAGTTTACACCTATAACATCATGTATCCAGAGCATATCGGCAATATACCCTGTAGTATACTCAGTAGAGGGATATATAGGGATAAAGTCTAAGCTCGTTAATCCCGTTCTATTGATTTTATCTTTTTGTCCATCAACTCTGAAATTATTTAATACTACGTTACTTTCGAAATAAAATAACTTCCAATATCCGTTTGAGTTGATACTAGATGGGTTTACTTTAAAAACAGTGTTGTATCCGCTCCCTTCGAAAGTTATTCCGTTAAAAATTGTGAACGATGTAAAATTTGAAGACTTACTTGCATCTACTAGAAAGGTTCCCTCTGGTGCAACAACTCTTTTGATTCCATTATTTTTTGCGTATTGGAAAGCTGTTTTGATAGCGGTTGTACTATTCGTTAACCCTGTAGGGTCTGCTCCGAAGTCAGTTACAATGTCAACCCACTTAGTTTTTCTCTGTAGGCTGTCAGTTGTATTACGTTGACTATCTATATGATCTTCTAACTCGTCCATCCTTTTATGTGGGTCCGGGTAGTTCCCATACACGTTATCACGAAACATATCTGTCATTGTCTTACCTCCGATCGTTATGTATTAATACCCCTATAATATAGCAAAAGACACCCATAAAGGGTGCCTCTCTACTAATTTAAGATTGTTACTTTAACTGTTTTGATTCCATATGCCATAGCAGACGATTGATCTGAAATGAATACGTCAATACGGTTACCTTTAATTGCGCCTCCCGTATCTCCTGCAATAGCTGTTCCGTATCCTTCTACATATACTTTAGAGCCTAATGGGATAACTCTAGGGTCTACCGCAATTACCTTTTGGTTAGGGTTAGCTTTCAGATTAATGCCTGTGTATGTAACTCCTGAACACCCAGCGCAATTTGCTGTGTATGCTGTAGCAGTCATTGTCATTGTTTTTCCGCTAGGTTGTGCTTCTGTAGTTGTAGCTGGCTTAGCTGCTGGAGCTGTTGTTGACTGTACTGGTGCAGTAACTGTTGTTCCTTTTAATTTAGCTAGTAAAGTTAAGTTCTGGTTGGCAGTTCCTTTATACCCTGCAATACCATTTTGTACTGCTAGCTGTGATCGATGAGCAAAGCTATAGTCCTCACCTTTTACATATAAATAATCTACTACACTTTGATTCTCTGCTGCTGAAGCTGCAATGCCTCCTCCGAAAAGAATACCTAGTGTAGCCGCCCCTGTTACTAAAATCTTTTTAAGTCTCATAATAGTCTTGCCCCTCTCTGGTCTTTTACATTACTATACTAATGTAACACACTTAATAGCAAAAACCCGGAATGTTACAGTATTGTAAACGAACTGTAACATATAGGAAGCTATATAAAAAAAAAGAAGACCATGTAGGTCTTCTTCTTATTATCCTCGTACGTTAGCAGAAGTTAAGAAGTAGAATCGAGCACTCTCAGATGAGATTTCTCCGACACTTGTACTTTCTGAATACGTATCGATAGAGCATCCACGGTATGCTACTACTACCTCTTGAGTGTAGTTGTCATAAAGTACGATGTCCATAATGTCCATTTGTAGAACTTCTTCTCCAAGAGCCGCAAAGCCTAGAGAAGCTAAGTTCTCTTTCTTCATACGGAAACGTTCTACTGTTACAGAACCTTCATAACGTAAGTAGACGTGTTCTTGAGGCATGATAGAACCGATTTGGTATACCCCTGTAGTACCGAAACTACGTTCCGCAGAGATTGATTGAGCTCGGGCAATCGGCACATTCTTGATCATAAAATAAACCGTGTTAGCGGATTGTACTGTCTGGTTAGTTACAGATGCCATCCAATTTCACTCCAATTCTTTAGTAAATTAGTAGGAGAGTTTCCCCTCCTACTTAAGTCTTAAATCTCTTAAGCTGTTAGTTCATTATCCTCATACGTGATGTATACGTTAATGAAGTCTAAGCCTTGAGACGGTTGTACAGTTAAGTTGATACGAGCAGTGTTACCAGAGATAACAACTTGTACGTCATCTGGGCTGTAATCAACGATTAAACCGTTAACTTTCTTTTGTTGATCTAGGAATGACTCAACACGGTTTTTGATGATAGAAGCAGACGTACTACGGATACGTGTTCCGATAAACTCGTTATCTAGTACCTCACGTAGCTCTGTAGTTAAGAAGTCAGAAACCTCTCCTAAAGAGATACGGTTTTGTACTGGCTCAGTAGTTACGTTGTAAGTAGTTGGGTCACTTACGATACGGAAGTGAGATGACGTACGAGTACGAACAAATTCCGTCATGATAACTCCTGAGTTATTTAACTGGTCAAGCTGGTCTCCTGTAAACTTGCGATCTAGAGCTTCGATATTGACTTTTTTGTAAGTCAATGGCTCTCCGACTTCTAGTCCACTAGCGATACCTGCAACTAGAGCAGCGTACATGTAAGCAGGGAAGTTATAAACTCGTCCATCAGCCATACGGCGTGTACCTGAGTCACCTACCACTCCTACACGGGAATTACGAAGGTTCATTTGACGAGAACGAAGTTCGTCTTCAGACTCTCCTAGTCCTCCACCAACGATTCCTCGTAAGTGCATACCAGCATTAGACTCATCACGTAAGAACTGTGAAAGCTCTCCGTGGATAGCTGCATCAGATGTTAATGGTGTGATGTAGTAAGCATCTAGACCAGAGATTGCTTCGAACAGGCTAGCCCATGAAGCAGGAGCTGGTTCTGTTTCTGCACCAGATAAACTAGTAAGTGCAATTGTAGCTGGAACGGCTTGAGTACGATCTACGCTAACTTCTACATACGTATCGTTAGCCATTTGCGTCTCTAAGTCTGCTCCGACAGCTTTTACAGTTGCATCTTTAGCTTTAATATCAGTCGATGCTAGAACGTCAAGATATTGTGTTTGGATGTTTTTGTTACCACCTAAAACAATCATCTTAGCTTCGAAATCTGGTAAGTTGTTAATATCATTTACTAGAACGTGAACGTCTTCGTAAACTCCTTCTCCTAGTTCGTATGTACGAACAGCAGTAGCGGAACCTGCATCAGCACCAGCTTTAAGAACTAACTTAGTAGCTAGTTTAGAAGTACTGTCTACTTGTACTTCTACTGTAGCCACAGCGCTTGTACCTGTGTAACGTACAGTGAAGATATTACCGATGTTATCGTACACTTTTTCATAACGCTCTTTTGTAAAGTATACAGAGACACGTTTAGAGCTTGTAAGTGCGTTGTTTGTCATTTCTACCTGAATAGAGTTAGCGTCCACACCGTAAAGCTTAGAAGTGAATGTTAGAGCTCCTTGTGTTAATTTTGCTTGCGTAGCTTGGTCAGAACGGATAGCAACGATTTTACCTGCTCCTGAAATGTTGGGAGAAGGGTTCCATGCCATCTCGATAGCGTCTAACAATTCTCCGCCACGAAATAAGTCTCGAGCTTGAGCAAAGTTAGAAATAACGTGTGGTACATTTGGCTCTCCGCCATTAGCAGAACCGATTAATACTAGAGGCTTTTCTGAACGAGAGTTTGCAGCTCCTAAAGAACTAGCATCCAAGAAAATCTCTGTACGTGGGCGTTGACGATCGTAACCGTAAGATGTTGCCATAGTTTGTGTCATCCTCTCTACTTAAAATAATTTAGTCAATCTTGAAATGTTTCTTTAACTCATCTACAAACACTTGCTCGTCATTTTGATAGTGACGACCTCGCATCATAGCCTTAAAACCTGCTGCCTGTACTCGAGATAGATCGAACATAGGGATAGCAGTTTGTAAGAATGTATCGATGTGGATATAAGGCTTTGGAGCTTCTGCTTCTTTTTTCTCTTGCTCTTTTTTCTCAGAAGCTTCTACGTCCTTTTTATTTTTCTCAGCCATTTAACTTCCCTCCGTATCGTATTTAATGTTAAGTTTAATTTCCTTCAATACTGTATCTAGTATCGGAGCATCCAAACTGTAAGAGGTTGTATAAGTTACAATGGATTCTCTACCATATAATATCTCCGGGTTGTCTTCAGTTCCGACCGGGATTTCCTCGATCTGACCGAACTGTAGTCTTTGCAACAAAAGGCTGCTAAGCTCTTCCGGGTTACTACGCATTAGAATTAGGATAGCTTTTACGATTAGGTCAATACATCGGACTGTATCCATGTTGGTTGAAACAACTAGAATGGAATACATCTCGGTTGCTGTAAAACCTTTCTTTAGCCCTACCTCATCTCCTGCCATTGTTACGTAGTTGACGTAGTGCTGTCTTCCTACTAACTCTGGGTCATATGTAAAGTAGATACGGTTTTGGCTGTAGCGTACATTGTCGCTTGCAGCAAATTGAATGCCTTCAACATTATTGAGATAAGCGATCTTCATGTCTAATTCGAAGAAACAATGAGTCTTATCTTCATCTGCTTGAATCGTAGAAAGCTCTTTTACAAGACCGTCTTCTTTAACTTCGTAGGTCCCTTCGATATTTCCTAAGCTTGTCTTCGACTCTGCACCTTCTCTAAGCCCGATATAGATGGCTCCTTGCTGTTTTTCTTTGGTTTGGGGCATTGTGTATACGATAGGAATTTCCCTAGCGTTATCACCCGTATAAGCCCTCATAAAGTTTGCTGCTATATCAGGTTGTATATCCTTTAAGATTTCTTCTATAATATAGCGGTTCGATAAGATAATTTGTAATTTCTCTTCTAATTCATTATATAAATACGTATCAATACTAGGTAACATAGTTTACCTTCCTCCTATATCGATCATTCCCACCCATTTTTCATCTTCCATTTCATTAATCTATCAACATTTTTGACGAATGTTTTAGATGTATCTGTTTCATTTACCTTGTCCCTATTTAGAATCCAGCTACTAGGTGGTGAATCGTTTGAAACCGTTCTGTATGCTACGTACGTATGCTTTCTTTTACCTGTACGCTGCTTACTTATATTATACGACTTCGGCTCGTAGTTAAGCATTGTAGAGCCTGATTCACGTCTTCTATCATAGAGATAGTCAGAGATAACGGTACGTTGTTGCTCAGGAGCTATATTGATAGATCGTAACTGGTTATACATACGACTAGACATATTTTTCTTTCTACGAGGGATAGGTATTCTAAGATACCAGCCTCCGCCTTTCTTTCTAATCTTGTGAGAGCTTTTAGAAAAGTAAGGCTTAAGGTCAATTACTCCAAGTTTGTTCAATCGTTCCTCTGTAACTTCAAGGTATTTAGGCTTTCGAGACACTTTAATATCCTTTGGATTTTGTCCTCTAATAGCCTGCATACCTGCATCCAATGTCTTCTCTACGAGTACATTTCCAATCCGCTCCATAATAGACTTTGTAGCCTGCTTACTTTGAAACAGCTTAGGTCTTCTAGCCATTATTGACCACTACCTCTAAAGAAACCGTTAAGACCGTCTGTGGAAGGTTTTCTCTTCGTGTCAACCATTTCCCCTACCTCTGCATCGTTAACGCCAATTTCGAACGCCTCTTTGTCGATAAACAAGTCTTCACGTTTAAGAAGAAGTTTCTGAGGAGTTTTTACTAGCTTTCCAGATTGGTCAGGAGCGTAACGATGTTCCTTAAGCAGGTCAGCAATCATATAACGAAGAGTAGTTAGGATATTAATAGAAACCATTTTTCCTTTTAAGTGCTCTTTAGGAAAAAACAGATTCTTATTAACATCAACTGTATAGTCAACACCTTCAGTAAGCTCAGAGTCGATTGTAGTAGCAAACTCAATTTCCTTAACATCGTAGATCATATAGAAACCGTTTTGAATACGCTTATCCGATACATCAAAAATAAAAGATTGTGACACTAATGCAGTAGTTATTGTAATACGGTCTCTAAATGCTGCTCTAAATTCTCTATCCGCTGGTGTACCAATAGCTGTCCCTGAATCCATTAGCCCTAGATCAGCATTGAATACGCCTTTCTCTTGGGACTGGACAATAATTTTAACAGGCTTAGGAGGGAGATACGCAATCCCTCTCCCGTGGCACCTGTTACAAGCTTGATTAGGCTGTTTAGTTGCTTTATGTCTACAAGGACAAAGATACGATTTCTCCCAAAGGGTAGGGATACTCATGGAATTTGTTGATACATCTAACATATCTGTACGCAATCCAGCGGTAGACATGGTGCCTAGAATGGACGGTTTATCTGCCATTTGTTATCCCTCCTTTAGATAAGTCCTAGGTTATTTCCGTAGTAAGACTTTAATCCTCTGTACAAGTTTTGTATATCTTGATCTAGCTGTACGATATCGGCACTAGCTCCACCATACATAGCTGATTGAGTCGTATCGATAGATTGGCTTACACCGTCAATACTAATAGACATATTTGCGATACCTGCACCGATGATTAAGCGTCCCCACTGTTCGAAGACTTCTTTTAGTGCAAGCTTAATGATCATGTTCCATAAGTCTGGGTGCATCTCATTAGGAGCTGTAACTCCACTACGAGAAGGAGGTAACATTCCACCTACATACTCTACATGAAGCATCTGAGGCGCAAAGTTATTTCCTACTGTCCCCGGAACTCCTGTAATCATCGGATACGCTGAGTAAGCTTGGAATAGAGATAATCCATCTGAACCTCCTGAAAGCAACGTATTGGGCTGCATTTGTAGGTGCCCCGGAAGGTTATAGACTCTCCACCATTTAGTAGGGTAGTTATAGAGAGAACCAGCTCCGTACTCTAAGCGTACTGCCTCTACCTGTAAGATCGGCTTATGGAATGTATGAATAAATGTGTAACTACCAAAATCATTTGAATAGAAGTCATGATGTTCTGATAGCAACCTAGGCAGAATAACAATGTCTAGCATCTTTTCTGCCTGTGCTACAGCTGCCTCTATCTTGGCTTTATAGAAAGCATCTGGTAAGTGCTCCCCTGTACGAGGGTCTGTAACACTTACCCCGAAGTGATTTAGCTTTACAGCATCTACCGATAAACCATAGTCATCTAGTGTATATTTATTCACGTCTGCTATATCAATAGCTTTTGGATTGTTGTGATCGTAAGGGTTACCAAAGTTATTCGTTGCCATAGTCTATCCCCTTACCTTTCATTAGTTTTTCTTTGCAGTTCGTTTAGGAGCCGCTTTCGTTTCTGCCTTTGCTTCTTCTTTAGGCTCTTCTTTCTTTGCTGGAGCTTTAGATTCTGTTTTAATAGTAAAGCCCGGTAAAGCGCCAATAACCTTCTCTTGGTCTGCTTTAAGGTCTTTAGATTCACCTTTTTCATTAAATGTAATTTCACCATATACAGTCGCTAGTTTTTTATTTGCTAAAGATTGATTGATTAACATTACAGTCTCTCCTTTTCATATTGTCAATTTTGTAAAAAAATAAGGAGCAGATTTTTGTCTGCCCCTTATTTATTTGTTTTATTCAATTATCTATATGATATTGTCAGCTTATAGTGTTACGTCTGCTGCTAATGCTGGGATGTATTTAACGTTCTTAATACGAACCCATTTCTTAGGAGCGTATAATGCTAGAGCACCATACCATAACACAGAGAACGTGATAGTTGCGTTCATTTGAGCTAATGGAAGCTTCATCATTGGAAGTAACTCAAGCAAGCTAAGAACTTGTGGAGTTAACTCTCCTACGAATACATCTGTAGTTTCAGGGATAGTTTCGTTCTTATCCGTGAATACGATTTGGTTGCTATCGTTAGCTTTAGAAACCGGGATACGAGCGATCTGGAAGTAGTGACCAGTTTCAGCACCTTGACGGTAAACTACGATAAACTGTGGTTGAGCTTGATACATTGGTTGTAAAGTTACAGTTAACTCTACTGCATCGTCAGCTTTAGTTACAGCAGCTGTTACAGCGTCAGACGCTACAGATTCTGCTTCGTCAGAGTATACTACTACTTTATATGACTGAGTAGCGATATCTTCTGGACGGAATTTACCACCAGCAGCACTCTTCACAACAGCCGCTACAGACTGTGGAGGTAGTGGAGCATTTTGTTGTGGTAAACGGTTTTCAACTAGTACGTTATCATTTTCCATGATTGTAGAACCATGTAATTTGATTGTACCACGGCTAGATAGGAACTCGTTGATAGCGATACCTGTAGCCATTCCGCCTTGAGCAGAAGGTTGAAGAATACGTTGACGATCTAGGAAGCTATTAGTGAAATCTGCTTGTACACCGATAGGCATAAATGCATCTGTAGCTCGTCCGTAACCTTTACCGATTACTACAGCAGCTTTGTTTAAATCAGCCTCTGTAAGCGTACGTCCACGTAAATCCATTACGTTAGTTTTTTGGTCGATTAACTTATGTAAGCCATCGAACTCGATTCCAGCTTGCTCGTCTGTTTCAGCAGTTAAAGCAGCATCTCCGTAGAAAATCGCCCATTCGATACTCTTAGCGATTACGCTGATAGCATCTTCTGTAAGGATAGTCATAGGGTCTGCAATGTTGTTAACTAAACCAGCAGCAAGTGATTGTTGTTTAGTATCACTTAAGAATTTCATTTGTACAGTCTTTTGACGGATGTTAGGGTCATTGATAGAAGCTACCCCTACCTCACGTACGAAACGACTGTGACCAGTACGACCATGTTGGTTGAACTGTGCATATTTTACTACAGTGTTGTTAACTTGTTGCTTGTTGATTACTGGATAGATAGTGAAGTCGCTATTATCAAACGCTAACATTTTAACTTCGTCATCTAAGAACTCTCGGCGTAGAGCAGAAGCGTCCGGCTGTGTATCTGGTGTAATACCTACTCCAGTAGTAAAAGTTTTCGATAATACTTCATTAATCTTTTCTTCCGCTACTTGTGGAAGTTGGCGGTTTGTATTTTCTGCCATTTATGTATCGTCCCTTCTAAATTGAGTTTTATAGTTTAATTTCCTTATTGCCTACATTAAAAGAGATAGAGAGGTTAGGAGGAGGAACCTCTCTATCGAAAACCTATATCAGGTGTTCATGACATTAATATAGCACTTGGTACTGGTTTTTCTTAATTTTTGCTTAAATTAACAATTTTTTCGAATAATGCTACATCTGCCTCTGTAGCTTGGTTACGTTTTACACGCTGTACAGCATGTCTTACGTCTGTACGTTCACCTAAGCTAAGCTTACCAGCTGAATGAGTGTAGAAGTCTGTAACTGTCTTAACGTGCTCAGCTGCATTAAATACAGGCTCTTCTTCCTCAACCTGTACTTCTTCAGTAGAAGCTTCAGGAACAGCTACACCGTCAGTTGATTTGCTGATAGACTCAACAGCTTTACCTTCTAACTCTTCTTCGACTTTGACACTTTTCTCGATGTCTTCTGCCTTTACAGCTTCGTCAGCAGGTTTCTCATCTTTTTCTTTATCTTCTTTCTTCTCTTCACCTTCAGATTTAGTAACTTCTTCAGTTTTTAATAGAGATAGAATTTCAGATAGAGATTTTTCGATAGCATCTACTTTGTTGCTGATTGCAACTTGATCATTTTTAATAGTGCTGTAGGATTTAACAACAGCCTCAAAAGCACCAATAAAGTCTTGATCGGAAATGCCTTCGTCAGAAGATTCAGACTTTTCTACTTTCTCGTCTTTTTTCTTCTTATCTTTAGCTTCCTTAGCGTCTTTACCTGTTTTAGGCTTTTGTTCTTCACCAGCTGCTTTTTCAGCATCTTCCTTTTTCTTTGAAGACTTTTCAACTTCTTCGTCTTCTTCAGCTTCAGGTTTAACTTCCGGCTCAACTTCCTCACCTTTACCTTCTTCAGCTTTTACCTCTGCTTCAGGCTCTTCTACTTTTTCTTCTTCATCCTTTTTCTCTGCTTCCTCTTTAATAGTTTCAGCAGCTTCAGGTTGAACGAACTCAGCGTCAGGCTGTACTTGAGGAGTAACTTGATTTGTAGCATCCTCTTGTTTTTGATCTTCCGACTTTTCTAGCTCTTCACTGTTAAGCTTGTCTAAATCTTCAGTTAATTTTTGGAACGTGATTTTTTCAGCCATTTTCTTGCTCCTTTCTATTAGTCATTTCCTGCATAAGCTTGTCAATCTTAGCGACAGCTTCTGCTCTAGAATATCCTTTAGATAATTGAAGGAACATTACCATACTCTCAGGAGTAGAACGCTCCATAGAGTCTAGATATGAACCTACTTCTTTCCATACTCGATCAAAGTCTGTAGGGTTTTTAAGCGCTTTATAAGCGTAGGATAGATTGTGTAAACTACGAGCAAATGTTTCTGCTCTTAAAGCTCCACCGTCCGTTTGAGTCTCTGGTGAAATACCGTATCCAGCTAGATAACTTTTCATAAAAGCGTCCCAAGTTGCATTAGGGTTAGCCGGGTTAGTAGTCACCGCTACATTTGTAATGTATGTACTCTTGATGATACGAGGGTCATTTTTATCACGTTGCTTAGCAAATCCCTCGATCGAAAATCCTAGTTTCCTTGTGATACCAGACTTAGCAATATTGTTAGCTAGGTCCCAAATGCTTTTAGCATATGGGTTGCTTTTGTAAAGTTTAGCCTCTACATACAAGCCAACACTAGGGTCTACATGAGACTCCTTCGTAGGTGCCCCGATGATATATTCATTGCCTTGGTGATGTTCATAGTTAATATAACCATGCTCAAGGAAATGACTGATATCAATTCCATTTGGGTCTACGATATCATCCTGTAAATCTAGATCAGGAGTTGTAGCGTACCCACGTAAGTACCAAGATTTCTCTGTATCGTTCTCATTGCTCTTACGGATAGAGTCCTCTAAGTCAATTGGAACAAACAAATCGATTCTTCCATCTTGCGTTTTCAGGGCTGTTCCCTCCCTTCTATTATATCATACTTATATCTGTGACTTGAGTTACAGTCGCATTACTGCTAATAATATAGCAGAAGCACTACCTAGTTAGTAAAATGACAGAAGGGAAGTTATACTTCCCAGTCATTTACAGGTGAGCCATCGTCTTTCTTACCGCCTTGCGGAGTAGAGTTAGTATTGTTCTCAGCCTTCAGCTGCCCGTCCTTGCCTACTTGTTTGTTGTGGGTACCTTTACCATTAACGTTGTCTAAATCACCGTTGTAGCCTGTCTGCTGCGCTACAAATTGGTGCATATCCATTTGGCGCTGCTGCTCCATTTGTTGCTCTTGTAGAATCTGACCTAGACGCTGTACGTGTACTCCAGCAAGAATAACGTCTCCACCTTCAACAGGAGGTAAACCAAGTTCTGCACGAACATCGTTAATTGTCATACCAATCTCAGCCTTAGCTTTAAGAATAGAGATAATTTCCATCTCTGTCTTAGCGTCTCCACCGACAAAGTTGAATACATATTTGTCTCCAAATTGAGAGATAATGTATTTGTTAATAGCATCCTCAATGAATTTTAATAGAGGCTCTAACCCCTTATCCTTTGAGTTACGATACTTCTCTGAAGAGTTACCTTCGTTCAATGTGTTACCAGAGCTACCAGTAGCTCCTCCACGGTTAGGAAAGTTAATCTCAGATGGGTCAATAGAGAAAATTGAACAGATTACATTGATTAAGTAGTTCAACCATTTCTCAAATTCCATATCTTTAGATGATTGTGTCATATTAACGAACTTAACATCTTCCGCTGTAATAACAGGGATTTTCCAAGCACCGTTTAATCCACTGAACATAGAAGTCCATTCACGTCTGAATGCAGACAAAGCTTGGTTCGACTGTTCTTGTCCTGTTTTAATATGTAACAAGCCTCGAGTCGTACCACCTTGAGCAAAGAAACGTGCATTAAATACTTCCGTGTTCTCATGGTACTGTAAATGGTTAAGGGCAATCTCTAACTCAGGATAGCCGTATCGTCCTACTGTAATGTCTGTACGTGGGTTGTGTACTTCCCAAGCCATTTCTTTTGCTTTAAAGGCTGCAACCTTTTGCTGATCAATAATCTGTACATAGCGGTCAGCATTCTTCCCTTTAGGCTCTTTACCTTTGCTATCTACTGCTACATAGATCGTAGAGGCATCTACAGCTTTAAATCTATTCAGCTGTCCATTAGAGTCATAGATAAGCTCAAAATTTATTTTGTCGTATGTCAATCGGTCCCGAACGAGCTTCTTTACAAACGTAGTGAAATTGTCCTTTGTAAAGTCATCTGTATCTTTACCTGTATGCTCTAAGAAAGATTCAATACGTTCAATGTTCTTCTCATCATGAGAACTCATCTGCTTTAACGGGTCTTTCAGTCGAACCTCGTAACCGATACCTTTATCGTTGTATCGAGCTGGCGTACAGAAGGTAGACACTTGGTTTACCCGTGTATTGATAATCGCATTTAGGATGATATTCTTTCTAGACCAGATTTTAAGTGTCTGTAGTAAATTGTGTGTTCCTGAAGTAGAAGGCGCTTCCTTAAAATCAGGGTTCATTGAGAAGTTACCAATCAGGGGCTCTTCGTACGCTTTAGCTCTACCCGGATTGTTCTTACTCTTCTGGATAGCTTCTTCTTCTAGCTGTCTAATTTGAATAGATAAATCACCATTTACAGATCGGAGCGTTTCCGGCTGTTCAGATTTATTCCAAGGTAACCAATCTAAAACTCCCATTTGCTTATCACTTCCATTCTATTTGTGACTTTCGGTTGTTATTGTGAATTTATCTGAGCCCAACATATATGTCTTTGTCTCAGAATCTTCGGAATATTTAAAAATCTTTCTACTGTTTAGTACATTTGCATATGTATCTATTAGCGCACCGTCTTTACTTATCAGCAGCACACTATCATCACTAAGAATGTCAACTATGAGTCGTTTCTCTCCATCTACTACTGAGTAAACGAACACGTTATTACCTTGAATCTCTCGGTAATAGGCGATCACTTCAAGCCAATTTAGATGTCCTACGACTCTCTTAGCTTCCATCCACTTTTTATCTTGACTGAAAGATGCCATAGCCGCCTCCTCTTTCTATGTATAATATAGAACTAATAAGTCTCTATTTCTATTATACCATACAAAAGGTGACACTAAGCTGCACCGTACGTATACCTTATAATATAGAGGTTCACATAAAAAAAAACCTGTGAGCGTCACCTCACAGGCAAAAATATAAAACAGAAAGGAAATGCTCCCGGTAGGACTCGAACCTACAACCTTCTGATTACAAGTCAGATGCACTAGCCAATTGTGCTACAGGAGCGTGATATGGGGCGCATTGCTGGTACTGACCCAGCCCTCCTAAGAGAATATGTACACTATCTCCAAAGCGTTCTTCCTTAAAACTATTGCGCATAATGTGGTGCCGAGAGGGAGACTCGAACTCCCACACCACTAAGGGCACCAGTTCCTAAGACTGGCGTGTATACCAATTCCACCATCTCGGCGTAAATTTGCGTTAGGTATTTCTTTTCTTCCCTGCATACGTCTCTGTTTGAGAGTGGCAGTTAGGGCAAAGAAATCTCAAGTTTTCAAGCTCGTTATTAGTGTTATCACCGTCTATGTGATCTAGGTGTAGGGCTAGTGGCTTACCATTCCATTCACCAGTATTACCGCACTCTACACATTCGTACTTTTTAAGGTTATGTCTCATTATTAACAACTTTAGATGTTGATTGTTCCTAGGAGCGTTAGCAACAAACGTCTCTTCAATTGAACGAGCTGTAATTGGAAAACGTTTCTTTGACATACTGAAGTGGCTAGTATCAATAGAAAGCTCTTCAATTCTTTTCATAAGTGCTGATCGACTTCTACCTGCCCTAGGATTTGTGTATCCAATCTTCCTAAGAGCATCGGTTACATTGTTAGATGTTTTAACAATCTCTATAAACTTATCTTTATCAATGTTGTACACTTTATTATTCTTATACATAGATATCTCTCCTTTATAATAAAGGAGATAGACGGTAGGAGCATACCCTACTCATTCGTCTTCTATCTCATTCCGAGGCAAGTCTACCAATTCCATCATCTCGGCGTTATAAGGAAAGTTTAACCGCCCACTCTCCCAAGGAGTCTTCGTCTTTTTAAAGTCTAGAACACTAGTAAGACTTTGCTATTTGGTTTAGTACTCGATGTTTATTGCTGGGAGAAGCTTAAACCCATATTTATTCTTAGCCTCCGCTAAGAACGAGTGAGTACTTCCATCTGGGTCTTTAGGATAGTAGTAGGTATCTCCATTCTTAAACGGACCGTTATATCCTGTAGTATCAACCCACAGAATTATTTCATCTGTGTTTTTAAAGTTAACAAAAGTGATTGTTAGTCCTTCAGCTTCCCCTTTTACTACCTCTAAACGAGCTTCTGAAATGTCAGGCTCCATTGGGACATCAGAATACTTAGTCTTAACTTCCGCATAAGCTTGATCAGATCGATTGCCGCTGGTATCAATTGTAGCAACTCGTATTTCATACGTCATGTCGGGCTTTAAATCCGAAAAGTCGTATGAAGTATCTAGCTCATTAAAGATAATAGCATTCGAGTAGGCTGGTTCAGAAACAACAACTTCATAATAAGCTACATCTGTAGATACCGATGGAGTAAAGCTAACTGATAACCCTGAAGAAGTAACATTACTTACTACTAAGTCAGTAACAGGTTCTGGTCGTTCTGTATCCCATTGAATGAGTAAGCGACCGTCAAAGTATAGGTTACCTACTTCATCTCGAGTAAACAACTTCAATATATCTTCATTTTCTAAAGCCAAATAGCATTCCCTCCAAAGTTTGTAATAAACGACTCATCCCGGATTTGAACCGAGGATAACTGATAGACAGTCAGTCGTGTTACCGCTACACTAATGAGCCATGATTGGCAGGCAACCTTCCGAGTTCAACGGAGTGGAAGAGGTTTTGGAGACCTCCGGGACTAGCCTATCCCTTAAATCCTAGGCACCCATAATTGGACCCCCATCTCGGATTTGAACCGAGGCTGTCTGATTGGAAATCAGAAGTCATAACCCCTAGACCAATGGGAGTTTGTTGGCTGTTAGTTATATCGTTTCACTCATTTACCTGCACTCCCTTAGCGCAGCACCAAGTCATCTTGCGATAGCTCTGAAGGGATTTGAACCCTCGAGTGTCCGATAGAAAGTCGGATGTGTTAGACCGCTTCACCACAGAGCTGTAATTGGAGCCGAATGGAGGGAATTTCACCCCTAGGCGGTACCACCTTTT